GGCTTGATCGCCTCGAACGAGGCGTCGCCCTGCTCGGTCTCGATCTCGTCCGCGTCGTACTCGGCCTCGAGCACCTCGGCCACGAGGTCATCGAAGTCCGCCTCCTCGAGAGTGCTGTTGCTCACGAAGTGCTCCCCGATCTCCCGGGCGAGCGAGCGGGCCTGCGTCGGGCTGAGGTTGCGGAGGGTGTGCGATCGGATGCGATCTGATCCTGCGGTCATGGTGTGCTCCTATCCGTTGTCCCATAGCGTACCCCGCTAACGCGAGCATGTCAGTGGTGGACATTCCGCCGACACGCGGTACGCTGTTGCCACCTCCCCTCTGAGCGGGAAGGCCGCACCTCTTGTCCAGGGCGCACACGGGTCAGAGCCGGACCTTCTCCCCTGCCGGTTGAGACCCGGCCGCACGTCGCACCAGAGCTTGACACCTCGATCAGCGAGACGGCGAGATCGGAAGCGACAGACAATCGCGGGCCGATCGACGGTTGGCGGCTAACCACTTCGAAAAATTTTTCAGGCAAGGGCGTCAGGGTGACGTACTGACGAGATCCCCTCGCAACCAGACTCGAGAGGCTCGGAGCGCCAGCGCAGAGCCGTCGCGACGGGATGTCACGCGCGCATTCCGCTCGCGCTCCATGCGCATGCCGTACCAGGAATATATGGGGTACGTTTTCTGGGGAGGGCACTACTCATCCGATCTGCTGCCATGCTGTGCCGGCTGGAGCTGCACACGCGAATCGGCCAGGGTAGGGGATGCCCTAACCCTGGCCGATCAGCGAACGTCACTCGGCGGGTGCCTGAGCGACCTTAGGCGTGCCCTTGAGCGACGCGACGCGAGCGCGTGCCGACGCGACCCGCTTGACCGCGGCGTCATGTGCGCGCGTGGCCTGAGCGAGCGCCTGAGCGCTCCCGCCCTTGCCCTGAGGGACGGTGACGTTGGCGCTCTGGCCATCCGCCGCAACGGTGACGCTCACGCGCTTGCCCGCGAACGCGCGAACGCTCACGTACTTGCTCGCCGCGACATCCGCCGCAACGGTCACGGTCACGGATGCTCCCGCCGCGACCTTCGGCGCGATGCTCTGTGCGGCCGCGACGGAGACAGGCACGGGACGTGCCGCGTGCCGCGCTTTGTTGGCCGCGCTCTGTGCCTCCCGCTTGACCGCTCCCGCCGCGCGCTCTGCCGCGACCGCGACCTTGACTGCCTCGCGTGCCTGAGCGAGACGCGCGCGGGTTGCGGGGGTGACCTTCGTGGACTTCGTGGACTTCGACATGATGTTCTCTTCCGGTTCTGGCGGGTCCTTGCGACCCGCGCATGAGACACGATAGGGCACGTCGTGCCCTAAGCGCAACCCCGAGTTTCGGAGCCTCGCGCGCGTGCCCGTGTGTGTGCGCGTACGTACGCGCGGGTGCCGGCGTCGCGCAGCTGCGCGCGCGTGTGCGCCGGCGGGTGCGCGGCCGGCATCGCCCGCAGCCCTCGCGCGTGTGTGCGCGTGGCGCGAGCAGCTCGACCGCAGCTCGACGCGCGCAAGCAACGAACGTGCCCGCGCGCACCAACGATCAAGCGCCCGTCACCCAACGATCGGGCAACGGGCGCTCACCGAGCGTGTGCGCCTACGCGCTCGTGACGACCGCGCCGTGGTCAACCGCCGAGTCGGCGACGACGTACGAGCCCGCGCTCTTCGCGGGTGCGCTCGTGACGCGCTCTTCCCACTGACCGGCGAGGCGGTTCATCGCGTCGTCCTCGCGCCGCGTGGGCACGTACCCGCGCTTGATCCGCTGGGCGATCTCGGCGAGCATCGCCTCGACGGAGGTCTCCGCGAGCGGGTTCACCTGTGCGGGAGCCTTGCCGTTGCCGAGTCCCGCGCCAGCGCCCGGGAGGTTCTCGGTGCCGTTGCCGGGCTTCGCGGGCTCGAGCGGGTCACGCTCGTGCTTGCTCTTGCGCGTGGCCTTGCCGTTGCGCTTCTCGGCTTTCTCGTCCCCCTCGCGGGCGTCGGCCGCGCGCTCGTTGTGCGCCGTCACGACGTCGGTCGCGGCGTCGTCGTCGCTCGCGGGTGCGCTCTTCGCGCCCTTGCCCGTGCGGCGCGTGTCGTTGAACGCCGTGATCAGCACCTCGTACGCGCCCGTCACGATGGTCATCCAGCGCTCGGTGCCTGCCGTCGCGAGCGCACCTGCCACGTGCGTGAGGGCGACGTCGCCCCCGGCGAGGACCGGCTTCGTGCCCGCCTTCGTGCGCTTCACCGCGACGCCCTTCGGGATGGTCCGGTTCGGGAGCTTCGCGGGCGAGCGCCGGATCTGCACGAGCATGTCCAGGATCTCGTTCTCGGCCGCCGTCGTCAGCGACTTCCCGCTCGTGGGCAGGTTCGCCCACACACGAGCGACGTTGAGCGCCGTCTGCACCGTCGACTCACCGAACGCGTAGGGCACGTTCACGCCCTGTGCGTGGTACGCGAGGTAGACCTCGTCGGCGATGGTCACGGCGCTCTTCGCGCGGTGCGGGAGCACGACGCGAACGCGGGCCGCGTTGACCCTGGCGTCGGTCCGGAACTTGTCGACGATCGCCTTCGCCTGAGCGAACGTGAGCGCCTGTGCGGGTGTGTTCTTGCTGGCCATGATCGGCCTTTCCCGGGCGAGTGTCCTGCCCGTGTGTGTGACTTCGGGGACCGTCCGGCTGGCCGGTCTCCGACCACCATAGGGCATCCCATACCCTGCCGTCAAGTCCCGGACCCCAGATCCGTGCGTGTAGCGCGTGGCTCTGGGAGCCTTGCGGCCCAACCCGTTTGGGGTCCTGCAGCTCGCGCTATGTGCGCGTGCTCGTGCGTGTAGCGCATGAGGCCGGCATACCCAACCCGGTTGGGGCGTGGCGCCTCGTGCCACACGCACGTACGCGAGAGTGGGCGGCTGGACCTAAGGTGCCGGATGCCCTAGGCTCATGGACATGAACACCGCAACCGAGGCCCCGACACGGGGCACCCGCACACCTACGGACGCCCGCGAGTACGTCGTGAGCGTGGCCGGACGAGTCATCGCCCGCGGCACGCACGAGGCGTGCTTCGCGGTCGCGATGGATCACGACACCTCGTGCACGATCGCGACCGCGCTCTCGCACGCGGACGTGTGGCCCGAGTGCGCGGTCGTGCCCTACGCGGCGAGCCAGGAATTCCTGCGGCTCATCGCCGAGCGTGGCCTCATGCGCTCGTGGGCGGGTCACGCATGAGCGGGCGGGCGCCCCGCACCGGCGTGCCGGACTGGATCATCACGCTGTGCGCGCTCGCCGCGTGCACGTGGGGCTACGTCATCCTGCGGCTGGCGTTCCCGTGAGCGCGCAGCTCACGCCCGCCGGCGAGCCGGCACCCGCGCCCGCGCTGCACGTCCCCACCCGCGACCTGATCATGTCGTGCTAGGGCGCCACGCGCCACGCGACATGTGTAGTCAACGAAGATTCGGAGAAGTCAATGAACATCCACGTTCCCGCACCCGCGCCCGTGCCGGCGTCGCAGCACCGCGCGACCACGGCGAAGGGGATGCCGGTCAAGACGCGCCTCATCTGGCGCCGCACGCGCATCATCTCGCTCGCGCTGCAGCTGCTCGTCGTGACCCTGGTCATCGCGATCTCGGGCGTGGTCGCACTCGTCTGGCTCGACGGCATGACGTCGCAGCTCCCCCCGTGCTCGAGCTCGTCGACGAGCGTGTGCTCGGGACCCCCCATCGACTGATCCCCCAACCCGTTTGGGGTCCATCACCTCGCGCCATGCGCACTTGCACATGGTCGTACATGTGCGTCGAGCACAGGCGCACGGTCCAGACGGCGTTGACCTAAGGCCCCCCAGGCCCTAGGCTAGCCGTAGGCAAGTCACCGGAAAGGACACGCCATGTCGTACACCAACGTCCCCGCATACCAGCCCATGAGCGGGCTTCGCCCCCGCACGGGCATGAAGTTCGCGATCGCCCAGCGCGTGCCCGGTCAGGGCGCCGTCGTCACCGCGGCATTCCGCACCGAGCGCGAGGCCGCGAACGCGAAGCGCCGCGCCGAATACCACAACGAGTGGGTCTCGCCCGTGCTCAGCCGGCACGGCTCGGGATGGGCGCCCGTGGCCCGCCAGCGCAGGGCGATGTACGCCACGCCCGAGCTCGTCGCGGTGGGTGCGTGATGCGCCGCTACGAGGTGCTCGCGATGGCCGCCGGGTACTGGCTCATCTTCCGCGACGAGGGTGACTCCGTATGGCAGTTCCAGGCCGGCACCCACTCGCAGGACCGAGCGCACGTGCAGCTCATCGCCGATTCACTCAACGCTCACGCTGGGCGTGCGTGATGCGTCGCTACGCGCAGTTCTACGACAGCACTCGCGACCTCGACGATCGCTGGCGCGTGATCTTCACGGACGACGGCGAGATCTGGTTCGCCGCGGACGTGAACAAGCGCGAGGCGACCGAGATGCTCGTCGCGAAGCTCAACACCGAGAGCGTGCCATCGTGAGCACCGCCCTCGGTGACACGCTCATCGCGATCGCAGCCGAGCAGGTGGAGCGCGCATCCCGCGAGCCCGAGCTCCTCGACTGCGGTCACCTGTCGACGCCCGACGGGCTGGCCGCAGGCTACGCAAGCAAGACCGACGACACCCGGATCTGCTACGAGTGTGCGGCCGACGAGGACCGTGCCCGGGTGCGCGACGGCCAGGATCTCTGGGCCTACGTGCGCCTGCTCGACGGGCGCAAGGTCGAGATCATCACGTGGCCCGGCATCGTGCTCGGCACCGGCCACCTCGGCACCCCCACGCTCATGCGTGGGGGCCGCTGTCGCTTCTTCTCGGGCACCGTCGCCGGCGTGCAGATGCACGGCCGGCACTACCCGGACGCCGGCCAGTACATCCGCCTGCGCCCATACAAGGACCAGCCGGCACGTGCGTGACTCGCCCGTGCGTGCCGGCCACCAGACCACCCGACCCTGCGGAGGATCTCCCGGTGTACGTGCACACCGCAGGGCGGGCAACGACCACCTGCAAGTCAACGAACGTCGCGCTCTGAGCGCGACAGGAAGGAGCGCAGCCTGATGGACATGCGCTACACGGGCATCATCGTGCCCGACACCGAAGCCCACGCTGCCTTCGTGCAGTTCACCACCGAGGACGACGGCTCGATCGAGCTGCGCGCCTTCGCCGAGGCGCACCCCGACACCACCCCGGTGATGTACGTGGGCGAGCCCGGAGATCCCGACGACAGCGCCCGCTGGATCGTCACCGTCAACGAGACCGGCGACACGTCATGGCGCGTGCCGGCCGCAGGAGAGGACATCTTCGCATGAGCGAGAACAACAAGACCGTCGTCAAGGCAGGCAGCACCGCGGGTTTCCTGGGCGTGATCCCGGGCCTGCTTGGGTACCACCCCAAGGACTCCGTCGTGCTCGTCGCCTTCGCCGACAACCGCAGCATCGGCGCGATGCGGTTCGACTTCGAGCCCGCCGCCGCGAGCCCGGCATCCGTCTCGTCGACGATGACCGGGCTCGTCGCCCGAGTGCCCGGCGTGGAGAGCATGGTGGCCATCGCCTACACCTCCCGCACGCACGACGCCACGTTGCCCGTGCTTGAGGAGATCGTCGCCTCGATGCACCGAGCGGGCATCGAGGCCAAGGACTCGCTGTTCGTGGCGAGCGATGGGTGGGGCTCGACGTTCGCCGAGGACATGCCCATCCACCCGCTCGACGAGCTCGACCCCTCGCTGCTGCCGGCGGGCACGCCGGTGGCGGACTCGATCCTCGACGGACTCGCCCTCCCGGCGGTGCCCGAGGACACGATCGAGATCGCGAGCCGCGCGTTCGAGCAGATCCCGGCCGACATCCTGCTCGCCGCCAGCCTCGTCGCGAACGAGACGCCCATCGGCTGGTACGAGAACCTGCTCATGACGGATCCGAGCGAGGCGCAGGCCGTGGCCTTCGCGATCCTCGCCCGGCTGAACGAGCGGCCCGCGTTGCGCGACGTGATCCTGCTCACCACCGTCGGGGGAGAGCAGCTGGGAGAGCGGGGCATCGACGCGCAGACGGCGTGGGAGGAGGGCACCGAGTACCCGGTGGACCTCGCGATGGTCATGTGGGGTGCAGGCCCGCGACCGGATCTCAAGCGCCTCGAGCGGGCGCTCGAACTCAATCGCTGGGTCAGCGCTGCGGTGCCCGACCAGGCCGGCACGCTGGCAGTGTGCGCCTGGCTCAGCTGGGCGCTCGGTCGATCGACGCACGCCGAGCACTACGCCGACCTCGCACTCGCCGCCGAGCCCGAGCATGGGCTCAGCGAGATCGTGCGCTCGTTCGTGAACTCGGGTCACCTGCCCGACTGGGCGTTCGAGTCCGGGTCGTGATGCGCAACCGCGACGGGCTGCTCACCGTCGACGCACTCAAGCAGGGCGCACGCGAGCAGTACGCCAACGTGCACGGGGGCCGGCATCACAGCGTGGTGCTGGCCTACCGGCCCATCCCCGGCCCGCTCCACTGGGTCGTCACGCACAAGATCACGTCGTCGTGGAACGTGATCGAGTCGCACGAGTGGAACTTCCGCACCGTCGACGAGGCGCGCACACTCTGGCGTGCCCGCGTCCGCAAGCACACCAAGTCCTGAGGAGGACGAGATGGACAACGAAGATTTGAGGGCACGCATGGTGCTCTCGTACCTGGCCGAGCCGGGCGACACCACGATCGGCAAGTTCCTCGGCCTGGTCACGCCCATCGAGCTCGTGAACATGATCGTGCGCGATGACGTCGCCATCCCGAGCGATGAGTGGACGAAGCTCATGGCTCGGGTCAAGCCGCGCTGGCGTGACGATCTGGCCGACGAGATCGAGGCCGACTGCACGGCGCGCGGCATCGTGCCCGTCAACCCGTACTGGATCGAGGGCCTGCACGAGCTCGGCGAGAGCGCGCCGGTCGTGCTCTACGTGCGAGGCAACCTCGACGTGCTCGTCGATCCTCGGCCTCGCCTCGCCATCGTCGGCGCCCGAGCGGCGACGTCGTACGGCGAGCACGAGGCGATGGAGTTCGCCTCGGATCTGAGCCGGGACCACGTCATCGTGAGTGGTGCGGCGTACGGGATCGACGGCGCTGCTCACCGCGCGACGATGATGGCCGGCGGCAGGACCATCGCCTTCCTCGCCGGCGGCGTCGACCGCCCGTACCCCGCCGGGCACAACGACCTGATCCGCCGGATCGGTGAGACCGGCGCCATCGTGAGCGAGCTCCCGCCGGGCTCGGCTCCGACCAAGTGGCGCTTCCTGCAGCGCAACCGCCTGATCGCGGCGAGCTCGATGGCATCGCTCGTGGTCGAGGCAGGCTGGCGGTCCGGCTCTCTCAACGAGGCGGGCCACGCGCTCGCCCTCAACCGCAAGGTCGGGGCGATCCCCGGTCCGCTCACGTCGGCCGCATCCGCCGGATGCCACCGACTCATCCGAGAGATGGGCGCCACGCTCATCACCACCCCGAACGACGTGCGCGAGCTCGTCGGCACCGCACCCAAGGAGCAGTCATGACCACCACCACACCGACGCAGGCGCTCATGCGCCTGCGTGCCGGCGACAAGTTCACGTACAACGGCAAGGAGTTCGTCGTCGTGAAGCACCGGCAGACGAAGACCCTGATCCGCAACCTCGCGGACGGGAAGGACTACCTGCTCAGCCAGGGTGCCATCGTCACCAAGATCGGGCAGGATCTCGACGCGCTGAGCGCGGCGGTGAACGCGCAGGCCGATCGCACGCCGAAGCTGGACATCCCCGTCGGCGCGAAGGTGCGCATCGTGGACAACGAGCGCACCCGCCGCAGCGGCATCGCCGGCACCGAGACCATCGTGGTCAGGGTCAACTCGAAGACCTACGGGCTGGCGAACGACTGGCGCGTGACGCCCGGCTACGTGGAGGTGGTGTGATGACCACGCTCACCATGCGCATCGCCGACGCCATCGCCTCGGCCAAGGTCGTCGTCACCGGCACGAGCGACGACAAGGTGACGCCGATCCTGCTCACGGCATCGTGGGACGCAGAGGCCAACACGCTCTTCGCGACGGATCGCTACTGCGTGGTGGCCTACCACGTGGCCGATGCCGAGCACGACGGCGACGAGCAGGTCATCATCCCCCGCGAGCTGCTCACGTGGGTCGGCAAGCAGAAGCCCGAATACGACCGGCACGTGCGCTACACGATGGGGCAGGACGTTGTGACGGCCGAGCTCATCGACTCGCAGGGCACGGTGTACGGCTCGTCCGTCACCAGTCGCATCACGGGCAACGTGCCGCCCGTGATGCGACTGCTCAACGACTTCAAGCCGGCGAGCGACGCCGTCCCCGTCGCACTCAACCCGGTGCTGCTCAAGCGCGTGCTCACCGGAGTGACCGGGTTCGGCTCGGGCGACGCGAAGAAGGAGCCGATCACGTTCGAGACGAGCGAGGGGTACAAGTCGAAGCCGGGGCCGGTGCGGATCACGCGTGGACCGCTCTCGATCCTGCTGCAGCCGAACTACCTGGTGGCCCAGCGATGAGCACGTGGAACGTCGTCACGATCTACGGGATCAAGGCGGCCGGCATCAAGCGCAAGACCCTGCGCGACTTCGACCTCTACGAGAACCCGAACGGCGGCGAAGGCAGCAATGGCTGGGATGTGGCGTGGGTCAACCCGACCGGGCTCACGCCCGAGGAGGTCGTGGCCAAGCGCAAGGACTCGGCTCAGATGGAGGGCCAGACCACGTGGCGCGCCGACGAGATCGGTGAGTGGATCGTGGAGCTCACGAGCAAGCACCCCGAGCTCGAGGTCACGTGGTCGCAGACCTGGGACGACGACGGGCCCGGCGCCGAGACGCTGGTCTACCGTGCCGGGGAGATCGATCGGGCGAAGTCACAGACCAGCGCGATGGTCCCACTGGACTACGCGCTGCTCATCGACCGTGGCACCAAGGCGCTCGAGCACCTCGAGCGCACGGCCGACGGCGACAGCAATGACGCCGAGATCGCAGCAGGACAGGAAGTCGCGGACATCCTCCGCGCATTCATCGAAGGGATCACCCCGCAATGAGCATCATCCACATCAACGGGCAGGCGGTCGAGCTCGGGAACGAGGGCTCACTCTCCATCCGCTACCACACCCACACCGAAGAGCAGGCGGCGGCCGCGCTCAAGGCGGTGCGCGGTCTCATCGCGAATGAGGACCAGGACTTCGAGCCCTCGATCAGGACGAGCGGGCAGCACGTCTGGCTCTCGCAGGAGATCACCAACAGCGACGGCGCGGACATCGAGTGGGTGATCCATCTGCCCAAGGAGGTGACGGACATCGACTTCGACCAGTCGATCTACACCAAGCGGGCGCAGGAGTTCGTCGACCGCACGCTCATCGAGGAGGACGCCGAGATCTCGCTGGCGCACGAGGAGATGGACCGTGAGCGGCTCGATGCCGCACACTTCGACCTGCAGGATCCCGACGAGAGGGAGATCTGAGATGGGCGATCGGATCCGAGTGAGTGAAGCCTTGCACGCCGTGCCCGATGACACCGTCGAGGCAGTGATCGATGCGCTTACCGCCGCCGGCGCGAGCGGCCCTCAGTGGGACAGCGAGACCATCGAGCACGTGCTCGAACCCCTACAGTCCCTCATCGTTCGACTCGGCTTCCCGCCCGTCGGGGATGTCGGGCCGGACGACGCCTACCTGAACTTCTGGACAGGCGTGCAGAACGAGGGCTACCAGCCGGTCGAAGTTGCCGGCGTCGTCGTGGCCGAGACAAGGAAGGTGGATCTCTGATGGGCGCTGACATGATGGTCGCCATCGCGGCGGCCCCGCGCTTCACCGCAGCCGCACAGCGCGAGCTCTCTCGCTTGACCGTGGATGCGGAGCGGGTCAAGCAGTACGACACCTGGGTCACGGTGATGGCCGAGGTCGCGATCGAGAGAATGCGCGGCAACGACCTCGACGCCGACGACTTCGAGTGGCACGAGGACTACCTGTACGACGACCCGGATCACATCTACCCGCAGGCACAGCTGCACGCCTGGGCCGCCGAGTCGATCCGGCGGCTGTTCAGGAACCAGCGTCAGGTCTCGACCATCGACATCGGTGGCCGCTCGTGGTGGATCACCGGCGGCCTGTCGTGGGGAGACATCCCGACCGATGCGTGGAACCCGATCGAGATGCTCTACAGGTACAACCTGTTCGAGCTGCGCGTCACCGTGCCGGAGATCCGTGCCGCCATCCGCAAGATCGAGGGCCCGCAGCCTGTCATCGAGGAGTGAGCATGCCCGACGCTGAGTTCAAGCCGGAGAACCCGTGGCCGTGGATCGCGCAGTACTCGCCGAGCGCGTTCCGCTCGCTCGCCACGAACACGGTGCTGCGTGGTGCAGCCGTCCCGACCATCGTCTACTCGGACGACCCGCACTTCGTCCCGCCTGTGCCCGAGCATGGGTCCGGGGTGCTCGTCGTGCCGACCCGGCTGCGGCCGGGACCGCCCAGCCTCACCGAGACACCGCTCTTCCGTGCGATGGCACGTGAGCTCGAGACGTCTCACGAGGTGCTTCGCATCCTTCGAGCCGAGCGTGTCAAGCGCAACGGCCCGACCCCTCCGCTCACCTCGATGCAGCGCGTGACGTTGCGCGAGCAGAGCGGCGTCGACCCCATGCACAACGTCGACGAGCACGACCCCAACCTCTAGCAGATCAAGGAGCAACAATGCAGAAGATCTCCCGCGCCCTCGTGGCGCTCGCCGTCGTGACGGCACTCGCCCTCACCGGATGCTCGGTCGTCAGCGCCGAGCCGGTGGCCGACCCCACCTCGACGACCGACCCCAAGCCGGCACCGCCCGTCGAGGCGCCCGAGCCGGCCGAGGAGCCGGTGCCCGTCGACGACATGATCTTCGCCTTCGGCGAGACCATCGAGTACGAGGACGGGATGGGGCTGAGCGTGTCGGCAGCCGTCCCGTTCACGCCGTCGCAGTACGCCGCCGGCGTCGACTTCCCGACGTCGATCGTGTTCAACATCACGGTGACCAACGGCACCGACGCGGCGTACGACCCGCTCGTGTTCGGCACGCTGTCGTCGGGCGGCTCGGAGGCGTCGCAGGTCTACGACATGGAGAACAACGTCGGCGGCTCGCCGACCACGGCGGTGCTGCCCGGGCAGTCGATCACGTGGGCAGAGGCATGGTCGGTGGCCGACGCCAGCGACCTGACCTACTCGCTCTCCCCCGGCTTCGAGTACAACGACGCCATCTTCACGACCATCCCCCAGTGATGACCCGGGGGCGGGCATCCGGCCCGCCCCCACCCTTCAACCGGAAAGGCAAGACATGGGAACCAGAGGCTTCGTCGCATTGCGCGACGAGCAGCGCACGGTCGCCGCGTACAACCACTACGACTCGTACCCGAGCTTCCTCGGTGTGCGTGTCGTCGAGTTCGTACGGACCACGGACCTCGAGGATGCTCGCGCCAAGTTCAAGGCGGTCATGCTCGTCGACGAGAACGCGGCAGCCACGCCCGAGCAGCTCGAGAAGCTGCCGACGATCGACGGTCGCGACGGCGACTGGTACGGCGTACTCCGCGATCTGCAGGGTGACCTGCAGGGGTACCTCGACGCCGGCGTGATGCCGGTGTGGGATCTCGACAAGCCCGACGCCGCACTCACAGCCACGGATTCGTGGCTCGAGTGGGGCTACGTCGTGGACCTGCACGCCGAGAAGCTCGAGGTCTTCGACATCACCCACGGCCTCGGACCGAAGCGCGTGGCGGGCTTCGACTTCGCCCAGCTGCGTGCCGCCGCCGACCCCGCCGATCTCTTCGTGGGACTCGAGGGCTGACATGGGCTGCTAGTACTCGTGTGTATGCTCAGCCCATGAGCAACCCAGAACACCGGTTCTGGCCCAAGGTCGACGCCACCGGCATCTGCTGGGAGTGGACCCGTGGCAAGAACAGGGACGGCTACGGTCGGTTCAACGATGGATCGTTCGTCTGGCTGGCGCACCGCTACGCCTGGACGATCCTCGTTGGCCCGATCCCCGATGGCTTCACGCTCGACCATCTGTGCCGAGTACACAGCTGCGTGAACCCGGATCACAACGAGCTCGTCACGCTCGCCGAGAACAAGCGCCGAGGCTACTCGTCGCCAGCAATCAACGCACGCAAGACGGTGTGCAAGCGGGGTCACGACCTGACGGATCCTGCCAACCTCAGGCCCCGGCGCTATCGACAGTGCCGGCTGTGCCACGTACTCGACGAGCGCGCTCGTCGAAAAGAAAGAAGGTGATGACCTATCGGATGCGACATTCACTCGATGGTCGAGGTCAAGCAGACGCGGTACGACGGCGACTGGATGGAGCCCGGCTCGAAGATCGCCGGCATCTGGGAGCCGGGCTCGCCGCGCTGGGTCGCGATCGAAGACGACATCTTCGTGAACACCTACTACCGCCCCGACTCGGACTACGCCCCGTTCAAGGTGCGCGGTCGGGTGGCACCGCTCGACGACCGGAACTACGACCTGTTCGCGCTGCTCGCCGACGTGCGCAACGGGCGTGGGTTCGCCGGCGCTCCGACCGGCAACCGCATCCAGCCGCTCGACGCGCCCCGTGGTGTGCCGGCCGACGCCAGCTTCGGATGGCTGGCCGAGGTCGACAGCTGGTCGGTCGACATGCACTCGCACTCCTGGTTCACACTCGAGGAGCTCATCGCCTTCCAGGAGGCGGGCAAGCTCAAGCCGCACATGGTCCGCACCGGTGTGATCCCGGCCGAGGTCTACGAGCAGATCAAGCGCGACGGTGGCGAGCCCGATGGCTGGTCGGGCGGCATCAGCGGCCATGGCATCTGGGTGCTGACGCCTGAGCAGTGGGATGCGGGCGAGCGCCCGACCGGGATCGACCCCGAAACGGCCAAATACCTCGAGCACTGGCGGTCGAAGCCGTCGTGGACGGAGGCCAGCGAGGCCGCGTTCCAGGAGCGGATCGCGAATCCCAGCTACTACATCCAGTACATCTGGGAGTCCTCGCTCGAGCGCTCGGTGGGTGAGCTCGAGTCCGCGATCGAAGAGCTCAAGCGCTACGCCGCCGACCGTCCGCCGTCGTGGAAGGTCGAGCACGAGGGCGTCGAGGACAAGCCGGGCTGGCAGGGGCACGGCGACATCCCGCACGAGAACATCCGCATCGTGTTCGGGTTCGACAACTGACCCTTGAGCTAAGGCTCAGGGTGCAGTAACATAACCACATCGACCAGGGCGGTCGTCGCAGACCCGAACCGCGGCGACCGCCCTACCAATTCCCGGAAAGGAAGATCGTGCCTCAGAGCAAGCCGCACACCCACGCGGCCACACGGCTGCGCTACACCTACCAGACAAGCGTCCGTCTGTCCCGTGGTGAGGCGCAGCGCATCGAGCTGTCCGACTACCCCGGCCACATCGATCGCAGGCGTTTGGATGCATACAAGGACGAGTTCCAGGCGGTCTGCGACGAGTGCAGCGGGACCGGATTCCACAGCAGCTTCGACGCCGCCATGAAGTTCCTCGAGCGGCACGTGCACAAGCACGCCTGCGAGACGGCCAACGCCAGCGCGCCCCACTACGAGATGAACCACGTCGGCTTCACGCTCTACAGCGACGGCCTCTCGCCTCGCTGGCGTGCCAAGTGCACGCACGCCGGCTGCACCTGGAGCTCGAACTACGAGACCAGGACCAGAGCCGAGTCGATGGGCAGCGCCCACTTCCAGTCCCACCTCGACCGCCCCACCCCCGCTCGACCGAAGGAGCCCACCATGCGCAACATCGCCACCGTCGACCGCGAGCTCGAGCTCGCACAGCAGCGCCTCGAGAAGCTCATCGCCGAGCGCGAGAAGCTCGCGAAGCTGCCGACCGAACCGGAGAACCGCTACAAGCTGATCGCGTTCTCGATCCAGTTCCAGGAGGGCGACACCGTCTACGACTACGCCGCCCGCAAGGCACGCGGCCTGTGGTGGGTCACCGGCCGCGAGGGCGGACTCGGCCGCAGCTGGGAGCAGATGCTCGAGTTCATGTCGCAGGACGCCCGCGTCCAGTCCGGCCAGCCGATCGTCTTCCGCAAGTTCCGGCTGAGCGACGGCGCGCTCGTCGCGGAGGAGTCATGACCGCCGCCATCATCGCGGTGCACACCATCACGCAGGCTGACGCCCGCGCGGTGCTCGGCTACATGGGCCAGGCGCCCGGGAAGAACAGCCGCGAGGGCGCACCCACCGAGGACAGCATGGTCGAGCACCTGCTCAGCGCCGCTGTGCTCGCCGACGACTACAACCTCGAGCGCCTGGCCCGCGGCTACGAAGGGCTGGTCTCAGCGGTGCGCGTCCACCGCGAGCTCCCCAACGGGGTCACCTTCCTCCGCGGCATCGGCTGGCCGACTCCGTTCTGATGGGCGCGAAGGGCAGGCCCAACTACCCGTGGGCGCGCATGGTGCGAGAGCTCCGTGCGCGCCCCGGGCAGTGGCGCTTGTTCCCCGAGCTCGTCGCCGTGCCGGACGAGGTCGTCGACCGCATCCGCCGGCGCACCGTGCGTCCGCTCAGGCTGGACGACGGCAAGATCTACGCCAGGCGTGGCGTCACCGCACGCAGCGGCGGCCGGCCGATCGCCGACGTCTGGCTGCGCTACCTACCCACCGAGAAGGAAGGCTCTCATGAGCAAGAAGAACACGACCGACGCTGACCGGCTGCGCACGGTCTACATGTCCACCGAGGATCGCGAGACGCTGCACTCCGTGGCCAGCGTCCAGGACGTGCCGGCCTCCACGATCACGCGCTCGATCTTCAACGACTACCTGTCGGGCAAGCTCAAGGTCACGCCGGCCGTGCCGCACAAGACATCGATCCTCATCGATGACGACGTGTGGGCGCAGGTGATGGCGAAGACCAAGGCCGACGGGCTGTCCATCCGCAAGGTGCTGGCGGCCGGCATCGCGCGGCTCAGAGCGCGCCGCTGACACAGAGACGCCCCCCGGCTGTCGAAGGCCGAGGGGCTGAATGTCCCGGAAAGAACACAGCCGTAGCGTATCACGCGGCACACAAACAGCGAGGCCCCGAAGTCCACCGGGTCAGGATGGAAATCGGAGCCTCGCAAGAAGCGAGCCCGGGGGGTACGCTTCGGAAGACATGGTCCAGATGCCTCGCATCCACATTCTGTGGCACGCATGAGGCTCGGCGCAAGTCAGGAGTCAAGAATGCGCACTACATCTAGCCCGAATCGTTACATCCAGCCCCACATCTAGGGCCGTGAGCGACAACGGAGAGCGGGCGCAGGCGCTCGCAGCACTAGGTCTACACGTCTTCCCGTGCTGGGAGACGGGCGATGGGATGAAGTCGCCGCGCACCGAGCACGGGTTCCTCGAGGCATCCCTCGATTCTGAGCAGATCCGCCGCTGGTGGGACGCCGCGCCCGAGGCGCTGATCGGCGTGGCCGCAGGGGTCAGCGGCCTGGTCGTGATGGACATCGACGCGAAGCCCGACAAGGACGGGTGGGTCTCGCTCGGCGACGCCGGGCTCAAGCCCTCGGAGAGCTACTGGTACGAGACGGCATCCGGCGGGCACCACCTCGTGTACGCCGCACCGCCGCAGGTGCCGGGCCCGACGCAGAACCACAAGCTCGAGGGCGGCACGCGCCTGATGGGTGTCGACCGCCGCTCGGGCGGGTCGTACTTCATCTGGTGGGACGAGGCGTGGCCCGACTCACGCGACGAGTTCAAGCCAGCACCCGAGTGGTTCATGAACCACACCGGCACCGAGGGCGACGGCTGGGGTGGCACGCTCGGTGAGTGGCTGGCCACCATCGGCGGCGGCAAGATGAGCCCGCTGGTCAAGAGCGCGCTCGCCAAGATCCCGGCCACCGACTTCGGTCGCGGCGAGCTCTGGCAGCGCATGGTCCACCTGATCCGCCTGGCCACCGTGGACGGCGAGCCCGGCGTCGGACAGGCGCTCGAGATCCTGCGCAGCGAGTGGCTGCGCGGACCGTGGGATCAGCCGAAGTACCAGCGCGAGTGGACCGTCTCGCTCGGCAACGCCGTGCAGGCCAACGGCGGCGTCCGCCCCAAGGCCGAGGCCGTCGTCGCGGAGCGCGTCGCGATCATCGACTACTCATGGTTCGATCGCACGCCTGAGCTGCGCCACGTGAGGCAGTGGGCCCAGTCGCAGATGGTCAACCCATGGGCTGCGCTGCTCGTGCTCATCACCCGGCTGTCCGCGGACCTGCCTCCCCAGGTCATGCTCCCGCGCTTGGGCGGTCTGCCCAAGGGATCCCTCAACCAGTTCTCCGTGCTTGCCGGCGCATCCGGCGCCGGCAAGAGCGCGCTGATGACGGGCGTCGACGAGAACCTCTGGCCGCGGCCGCCGTTCCGGCACGACGTGGCCAAGCGCTTCACGCCCTCGAGCGGCGAGGGCCTGATCACGCGGTTCGTGCAGCGCCGGCGCATCGAGGGTCAGATGCAGGACGAGCGCATCGCCTGGCAGGCGCTCGCCATGCTGGACGAGATCGACGCGCTAGACACGCTCGCAGCTCGCAACGGCAACATGCTGCTGTCGATCCTCAAGACGCTGTGGACGGGCGGCGCGTTCGGCACGGCCAACGCCACCGAGGATCGCAACCGCACGCTCGAGGCGCACAGCTACCGCCTGGCCATGATGGTCGGCGTGCAGCCCGGGCTCGGCAAGGTGCTGTTCGAGAAGGACGGCGTGACGGGCGGCCTGCCGCAGCGCTTCGTCTTCGCCCACGTGCGCGACGAGACGCTGTCGATGGACTCACCGTTCGTCGAGGATCCCGGGCCGATCAAGCTGGCGATCCACGAGGACCTCCCGATGGATCCCATCCTGCACGGCACGAACACCTGGATGCCCGACGAGAAGCGGGTCTACTTCATCCAGGTCGAGCAGGCGATCGTGAACGAGATCCTGCTCGCACAGCGGGAGATCAAGATCGGCACGGCCGACCCGCTCAAGGGTCACTGGCTGTTCACGAAGCTGCGCCTCACGGCGCTGCTGTCGATCATGCACGGAGACGTGGCGGTCACCGAGGAATGGTGGAGCGCGGCCGACACGATGATGGCGCACAGCGACGCCACGCGCTCCGAGCTCATGCACACGTACAGCCGCAGCCTGAACGCGGAGAACGTGGCGAAGGGGCGCGGGGATGCGGAACGTCTCATGGCGACAGAGCAGGCGATCCTGCACCGCACGGCCGACCGCCTGGTGGACATGCTCCGCGAACGGCCGGGCCTGTCGCTCGGCGAGATGGTGCCGCGTCTGTCGAAGGCGATGCGGGACCACGCCGATGCGGCGATCAGCATGCTCGTCGATCAGGGCAGAGTCACCGCGACCGCAACGGGCAAGGTGCGAAAGACGAAGGAGGTGTATCGCTACGAAGCTGTGGCATAGGGCAGAAAGTTCAACTCTGGTTCTCTGGCGCCAGAGTTGGATGGCCTCTTTTCTCCCTATATCGCGATTCAACAAATTCTTTCTTTCTTATACCTGACCTGGGGTTTTCTTCCGACAGAGTCAGACCCCAACTCTGGCGCCAGAGAGCCAGAGTTGGCCAGAGAGCCAGAGTTGAGCCAGAGTTGCAGCCCCTATATAACGGGGCACACAGAGAGGGATGGTCATGACCGCAGATCGCCGAGTTCGGATGTTCCCCATGCCGGCCGCACGCAGAGACAGGCCGCCCGAGGATCCCCCGTCCGTGCTCCCCCGCCCATCGCTCGCTGACCGTGCCAGTGCACGGGCGAACCTGATCACAGGCGGCGTGCTCTTGCTCGTGGTGGGGGCACTCGCGACGGCGTACTCGCTGCAGATCGGCGGCGTGTGGTGAGGGCGGAGCCGCTCGACCCCGACACGTTCAGCGACGCCTTCGCGTCGCTTCACCAGGTACTCGGCATCCCCATGCCCGAGCACTTCCCCATCCGCTGACCGTCCCGGAAAGGACACTCTCATGACCGACCCCACACCCGACGAGGCGTCGCGCGGCTACACGCAAGTCGTCACGCTCGATGAGTTCAAGGCCGCGCTGCAGAAGGGTATCGACGAGCGCGGCGCCAACTACGTGTACCGCGAGCCCGTGTGCATGTACGTGAGCTATGGGCTCGAGCCGCAGTGCGGCGTCGGCTACGCGATGGTCGAGCTCGGCCTGCGTGACCGTATGGTCGCTGCGATCGGCGCATGGCAAGACGAGGAGACGCACAACGGCGCCGGTCTCGAGTCGATCTGGCAGCCGCAGGCGACGGCGCTCATTGATCGGCTGGCGCACGACGGCATCCGCTTCGAGCGCGACGCACGGGACTTCGCCGCCCGGTTCCAGGATCGACAGGATCAGCGCGTCCCCTGGGGGAAGGCGTACGCCGAAGCGGAGGAGAGCCAAGGCGTGAAGCTGACAGGGATCCGCTCGTGAGCATCACGACCAGGGTGATCGACGCCAAGTTCGACAAGCCGACGTTCATCGCCGGACGGGCGACGGTCACGGAGCTCGTCGACGAGGCCGTGCACCTCGCGCACCACGACATGCCGGCCGAGCTCTTCAACGAGATCGCCGGCCTGCTCATCAACCACCCCAACGGCGCCTCGCTGTACACGCTCGAGAAGCTGCGCAACCGATACGGCGCCAGCACTCGCCGAGCATTGGGGCTGGACGAGTGAGCGACGTCGCAGTCTCAGCGTTCGCCGGCATCGGCTTCGGCGCGGCGCTCGAGGCGATCGGCATCAAGGAGCTCGGCATCGAGAGCGACGCCGACGTGCGCGACACACGCCTGGCGGCCGGCATGACGACGATCTCCGACGACGTGTGGAACCTCGCGACCCCGCACCTGCAGCTGACGTACCGGCTGCTCACCGCAGGCCCGCCGTGCCAGACGTTCTCGAAGGTCGGCAAGGGTCACGGTCGTCAGGATCTCGACCTGATCACGGGCATCGCCGCGTCGATGGCCGACGGGTGCTATGCGCTGACGTGGCTGTACGACACGATCCGCGCCCTGTACTCCCGGCCGGATGCCGACTCGCGCACGGCGCTCGTGCTGATCCCGCTGCTCTACATCGTCCGCGACTACCCGGTGGCCGTGGTGCTCGAGCAGGTGCCGGCCGTGCTGCCGGTCTGGGAGGCGTACGCGCTCGTGCTCCGCGCCCTCGGGTACTCGGTCGAGACCGGGCTCGTGAGCGCCGAGCAGTACGGCGTGCCGCAGACCCGGCGCCGGGCGGTGCTCATCGCGAACCGCGAGGCGAACATCACGATGCCGCGGCCGACGCACTCCCGCTACCACGTGCGCGATCCGAAGCGCATGGATGCTGGCGTCCGGCCGTGGGTCTCGATGGCCGAGGCGCTCGGCTGGGAGGACGGTGTCGTCGGCTTCCCCCGCAAGGCGGACGGCCGCGACGAGGGCGTGACGATTGCCGGCAGGGAGTACCGCTCCCGGGATCTCCGCGACACGGCGCAGCCCAGCTGGGGCGTGACGAGCAAGTCTCGCAGCTGGATGCGCTGGGCGTTCGAGCGCCCGTCGACGACGATCATGCACCGGCCGGCCATCTGGGAGCCCGGGCACAAGGTGAATGCCGACGACATCGCCCGGCTCGGCAAGGAGGAGGCGATGAAGCGCTACGTCCGGCGCAACACCGTCGACGCCTACCGCCCCACGATCGAGGAGGTCGCTGCTCTGCAGACGTTCCCTCGAGACTTTCCACTTGCGGGGTCGATGACCTCGCAATTCCGGCAGATCGGCAACGCCGTTCCGCCACTGCTCGCCGAGCGCCTCATCCTCGCGGCGCTGGGTCACGACGAGATTGGATACAACCGCTATGCCTGACGACAGCACCCACATCCTCATCAACCGCCTCGAGACGATCGCCAACGAGATCGACCTCGGCATGGACTGCTCTGTGCGGATCGGCATCGACGAGCCGCGCGTCTTCGTCCAGATCCAGTGCTACCGCCGCGACGTCATCACCGGCGAGATGGGCTACGGCTTCGGCGGCAAGGCGTGGCCGAGCGAGTACTCGACGCAGAACGAGATCATCCAGATGATCTTCGGCCTCTACCTGCGGTACTGGGAGCACGAAGCGCGCGAGACATTCAGCTGGCGAGGGCGCCGGATCTTCGGCCCGCACATCGCGAGCGAAGCGCTGTGGGAGATCGCCCGCCGCGTCGACGTGCGCTCCGCGAAGCACGTGGAGGACTCTCGCGGCGACGACTGGCACATCGATATGGGCGTGCGGGTGCATGACCAGGAGCTCACCGCGGAGCGCGTCGATGGCTCCTGAGATCGACGGCCCCGATTCCTGCGAGATGTGCCGGGGTACGGGCGCCGTGGCGTACGGCCCGTGGGGCGCGAGGCCGCCGAAGAAGAAGTGCCCCGAGTGCGGGGGCAACGGGTGGCGCGAGGGGAAGGAGCCCAACCCGGTTGGCCCTTTGACCTAGGAGTAGTGCGCTGATAGCCTTATGTCGTACCCCAGAAAGGACACCATGACGGACGGACCCACACGGCGAGCCCAGTTCGTGACGTTCCCGGAATCACCCACGGACGAGCACACGGTCATGGCCGTGGTCGTCACCTACTCGCCGGAGAGCGGCGAGTTCCATGCGTTCGGGAAGGCCGGTGCCGGCTTCCCCGATCCAGACCCCGAGCTCGTGAGCATGATCGGCCAGGCGGCCGAGCTCGCGAACCTCACCACCCAGGAAGGACACACCGATGGCCGGTGAAACACTCATCACTCTGATCGGCAACCTGACCGCCGACCCCGAGCTGCGCTACACGCAGAACGGCGTCCCGGTCGCCAACTTCACGATTGCGTCGACCGAGCGCACGTTCGACAAGCAGGCGAACGAGTTCAAGGACGGCGAGGCGATGTTCATCCGCGCCTCCGCCTGGCGTGAGCTCGCCGAGCACATCGCCGGCTCGCTCACCAAAGGCACGCGCGTCGTCGCCCACGGCAAGCTCAAGATCCGCTCGTACGAGAAGGACGGCGTCACCCAGCGCTCGACCGAGATCGAGATCGAGGAGATCGGCCCGAGCCTGCGCTACGCCACCGCTCAGGTGACGCGCGCTGCAGGTGGCGGCGGTGGTGGCCAGCGTCAGCAGGGCGCCACTCCGCAGCAGGGCGCGCCGCAGCTGCCCGGGCAGGGCTTCCCCCAGCAGGGTGCACCGCAGGGCTTCCCGGCCCAGCCGCAGCAGTTCCAGCAGCCGCAGCAGGGGTACCCGCCCCAGCCGCAGCAGGGCGGCTTCCCGGACGCTCGCACCTACCAGCCCCAGCCGGGGCAGCCGGGCCAGTACGGGGACGACACCCCGTTCTGATCGAGACCGGGGGCGACGGCCAGACCCGCAGGCACCTATCCGAGAAGTTCGGAGAGCCGTCGCCCCCTCAACCCAGGGAGCACCATGAAGATCGAAATCTACCGTCGCGCGGACGGCAAGTACGCCTGGCGCCTCAAGGCGGGGAACGGCGAGATCATCGCCACCGACGGCGGTCAGGGGTTCGAGAACCACGAGGACTGCGCCGATTCTGCCGCACTCGCCACGGGGCGGCAGAGCCGAGCCGAGGTCATCGACGTCTTCACCCTGCCGAGCGCGTTCTGATGACCACGTGGGCCGGCATCATCGCCGTCGAGAACGTGCTGTCGTCCGACGGCCGGCTACTGGCGGCCGGCGCCGTCCAGTGGGACCCCGACCAGAGCCTCCCGCTCACCGCCGAGACCGGCGACGAGGCCAATCCGATCGCCGTGGTCGGCTCAGTCGATCTCGTCTGGCGCGAGGGGCAGTACATCCGGGCGTACGGCCACATGCTCGTGCCGTTCGAGGAGGGCGAGGACCGCTACCTTCCGCTCGCCGCCTCCTGCGATCAGATGGAGGTCGGTGACGAGACCTCGCGGCTGGTCGTCGTGTTCACGAAGGCACGGCTGCGGCAGGTCCTCCTCAAGCAGTCCGCATGGAGCGCCTGCCACATCACGGAGGTGAACGACTGATGCACGCGCCGATCTCCATCGGGATCGATCTCAGCCTGACCAGCACGGGCGTCGGCGTCGTGGGCACGGATACCCACGCGATCGAGTCGGCCGGCATCGTGGCCGAGTGCTATCGCTACGGCCGTTCGGGCAAGCGCGACGAGCCCATCCTGATGCGCCTCGATCGCATCGAGGCCATCGTCTACTCGATCGAGGCCCTGCTCACGACGTCGGAGCGGCTCCCCCTGATCGCGGTGCTCGAGGCGCCGGCGACCGCAGCTGCCGGCGGATCCGCGCACGACCGCTCCGGGCTGTGGTGGCTGACCGTGAAGATGCTCCGTGGATACGGCATCCCGGTCGTGAGCGTGATCACGCAGCACCTCAAGATCTACGCCACAGGCAAGGGCTCGAAGCTCGACAAGGAAGAGGTCCTGCTCGCGATGGTGCGCCGTCACCCGTGGGCGCCGATCAGCAACAACGACGAGGCGGATGGGCTCACGCTCGCCTTCATGGGCGCGCGCATCCTGGGGCAGCCGCTCGACGGCAAGCTCGCGCAGCTCTACACCCGAGCGCTCGACAAGGTCACGCTCCCGGAAGGACTCGACGTTGCGCCTCACTTCTGAGATCGAGTCCACCCTGCTCGAGCAGATCGCGAAGCGACCCGAGCGGGCGATCGTCATGCCCGAGTGGTGCTACTGGAAGAACCAGCGCCAGCCCATCGTCTACATCGACGGTCTGCCCACGCGGCTCAACCGCCACCTGTACGTGAAGGCGATCGGGCCGCTCGACTTCGCGACGAAGCTCATCGCGAAGGAGGGCACGCACCCGCTCAATGTCAACCCGCACCTGTTCGTCGCCACCCCTGGCCGGGCCCGCGGTGAGCGGTGCCCGAATGGCCACGAGTATGCCGGCAACGAGATGCCCGACAACTCGATGGGCTGGCGGTGCGCCGTCTGCTATCTCGCCTGGCGTGAGCGCCACTCGCTCGGCCGGCAGAACATGGGCCAGATTAACGCCGCCAAGACCCATTGTCCGATGGGTCACCCATACTCAGGTCACAACCTCATGGTCCAGTCCGACGGTCGCCGGCGCTGCCGCATCTGCAACGCCGAACAGACCGCCCTATCCGCCGCACGTGCGGCATGAAAGGAAACCTCATGGTCATCGAGCACACCCCGCTCACCCGCGAGCAGCTGTACTACCTCGGCGAGGACCTCTCCCCGCTCCTGGTCTCCCAGCGCAAGCAGGGTGGCGCGACGCTCAGCTACATGGAGGCGTGGCAGATCAAGGCCACGCTCATCCGTGTGTTCGGCTACGGCGGCTTCTCGGCCGACGTCGTCGAGTCCAAGGTGCTGCGCATGCAGCAGGACGTCCCCGCGTTCGACTGGGTCGGACCCTCGGGCAACCGCACGAAGAAGCCCAAGGTCGACGAGAACGGCCAGCCGGTCTTCAACTGGTCGGTGACCGCGCAGTCCACGGTGCGGCTCACGATCCACCAGACGGGCGCGACGTACACCGAGACCGCGGCCGCCAGCCAGGTCGGTCCCGACGTCGGCGAGGTCACGGACTTCGCGATCAAGACGAGCGAGTCCGACGCCCTCAAGCGCGCCGCGATCTACCTCGGCACGCAGTTCGGCCTGTCGCTCTACAACAACGGCGGCACGTCGGATGTCATCGGCGCCGTGTGGGCGCCGGACCAGATCGGCCAGCGGGACGCGTACATCCAGGAGATGATCGCCCGCCAGCAGGCTCAGCAGGCACAGCAGCCGGCACCGCGGGTCCAGGCGGACTCGCACATGGCCGCGCTCGCACAGGGTCTCAAGGTCGACTCGCGTGACGGGGCGGATGCCTGATGGCCAGGCGCACCTACGTCACGATCTCGGTCGAAGAGGACGGCAAGAGCGCCAGCATCACGCGCGAATCGATGAGCGAGTGGCCCGATGTTGACGCCACGCGGCTCGAGAACCTGCTCGACAAGGCGCACGCAGAGCTCCACGAGACGCTGCGCGAGCTGCGCTCGAGGGAGGGCTGATGCCCTGGGTCGCGATCATCGCAGACGGCCGGCACCGCGTCGCGTTCGTGGTCAAGGGCGGGACGATCTCGGCCGTCAAGGCCGAGCACTACGAGTCGGAGGCGGAGGCGCGCGAGGCCGCCGCCACATTCAACACCGGGAAGAAGGTCGAGCATGCCTGATCAGAAGGACGAGCCGACGACGTGGGAGTGGGATCTCCTGCTCGAGCGGGTGAAGCGCGCCAGCGACCTCGGCGAGGGGGCGTTCGCGCGGTTCACGCACAGCCAGGCCGACATCAAGATCGAGATGCCGGTGAACCAGTGGATCGAGTGCGGCCGGCCGAACCGGGTCACGCTGACGATCGTGGACGGAGGAGCTCATGCCCCAGTGGGAGCGTGACGTCAAGCTCGAGAAGATCCTGCTCACCGCAGTGATCGCGGAGCAGAACGAGCGACCGCGCACGAAGCAGCGGCTCGTCGGACCGAGCGAGGTCGGCGGATGCCGCGAGCTCCTGCGCTCGAAGTTCTTCGAGCCGGCCGAGGACGATGCGCCGGAAGAGCACTGGTCGCTCGCCGCGCACATCGGCACCGTGATGGGCGATGAGCTCGAGCGGATCTTCGGCAAGCGGCTGGATGCGGTGACGCAGCAGCGCGTGACCGTGACGCTCGAGCAGCTGGGCGTGCAGGTGTCCGGTGCAAGCGACCTCATCTGGGTGGAGGGCGACGTCGTGTCCAACCTCGTCGGCGACCTCAAGTCGACGGCGGCGATGGGCTCGGTGCTGTACGAGGGCCCGAAGCTGGCGTACCTCATCCAGATCGCGCTGTACGTGATGGGCCTCGTGCAGTCGGGCGTCCTCGCGCCCGGCGCCACCGGCCGGATCATCTACTACGACCGCACCGGCGACGTGCAGGAGTTCGTCGCGATCATCGTGCCGTGGGAGGCGATCCAGAACTTCTACATGCTGGCGCAGCAGCGGCTCCGCGAGGTCGTCGCCGCGCAGAAGGCGTTCGAGCAGTCGGGCGACATGGAGCAGATCCACCGGCTGCGCGACTTCACGCCGAGCTTCTGCTTCTCCGCGAAGGTCGAGTGCCCGCGCCGGTTCAAGTGCTGGGGCGGGAGCAGCTGGGCGCCGGAAGAGCTGCTGCGGGATCCGAACCACCTGTCGGCCGCGAAGCGCTACATCGAGGGACGCAAGCTCGAGACGATGGGCAAGAACATGAAGGCCGAGGCGCGCACGGAGCTCGTCGGGATCGAGGGCCGGTTTGAGGAAGGCCCGATGGTGTCGTGGCCGGCGGGGCGGATCAACGTGGTGGACGCCGGTCCGCTGCCGACGGAGGGATCATGAGCACCGTCGACACTGCCCGCACCAACCTGCGCGAGACGCTGGTGACGCACTACATGGACCGCGAGACGCTCCTGGATATCCGCGTCGTGCTCGACGAACTCGACCGCCTGGCCGCCCCGCCCGTGGACGAAGAGCGCGAGGCGCTGGCACAGGTGCTCGACCAGCACTGGTTTCATGCGTGGAGATGCTCGTGTGGCTGGGTACATCCGCAGTACGGCGCCAAGACATTGGACCCCGGCTACCTCCGCGTGCACATCGCTACCGCGATCCTCGCCGCTGGCTTCCGCCGGCGGGGGCCGATCACGGACACACAGGTAGCGGCGGTTGAGAAGGTCATTCGGAGTGTCTACGGAACCCAGGTCGAGAGCACAGAGGCCGTTGCCCGAGCCGCTCTCGAAGCCGCGGGGGACGCATCATGAGCGCCGGCGAGCGGATCAGCGTGCACATCGTCACGCACCGCCTGGGCGGCTACGTCGTGGTCATGGCGCCGCGGTTCTTCCGGGCGAAGCTCATCCGCACGCGGCTCGAGGGGATCCTGCAGGCGAGCGTGTGGGTCAGGCGGGTGATGGCGCGATGAGCGATGACCCGCCGCGGCTGATCCCGCTGCCGCCGCTGCCACCGAAGCCGACGCCGATCAACGCGGACGGATGGGCCGACCTGATCCAGCCGTCGTCGATCAGCCACATCCCGCTCGCGGATGTGGCTGACGTGCTCGCCACGGCCGGCATCGAGATCCGCATCCAGTTCCGCGAGAAGCGATGACCGACACCGAGCCCGAGACCCCGCCGGCGCCGACGGGCGTCTGGCTCGAGTACGCCGACGGCGCGCGGTACACGAATGTGCCCACCGTCTATGCCGGCCGCGACGAGAAGGGTGTCGCGATCTTCGAGGTGCTCGCCCCTCGGGATGACGCGCCCGTGGCGGCCGGCATGGAGAAGCTCCCCGGGATGACGAGCGTCGCCATCCCTGCACTACGACCGAAGGACCCGGAATGACCACACGCATCACGCTCATGATGACCACCACCGATCCCGAGCAGGTGGCGCGCTCGACCGAGCACTTCGCTCGTGCGGCCGCCGGCCTTGCTCTCGAGGGCGTGGAGATCACGCTCATGATCGGGCCGGATGAAGAGGAGGTTGCGCTGTGAAAGACAAGATCAGGGTCGGACAGGCGGTCGTGTTCAAGGGTGCGGCCGCGCTCGTCCGCGAGATCGGCGACGAGGACGCTGAGGGCCACTACTGGGTGAAGCTCGCCACGCACGTCGGCGAGGCCCGGGTGCCGCACGACCACCCCGAGTTGGTGATCATGTGACCACCGAGCAGATGGACGAGACGGATCGGCCTCGGGATCAGCGCGAGTGGGAGCTCGCCCCGGCGCCCATAGGGCCGCACGTGTGCAATCTCCCCCCGGCGAAAGACTTCCCCGTCGGCACCGAGATCATCTGCACACACGGTCTGCGGCCTCCCGAGCCGCCGCCCGCCTGGCGCGCACCGAGCTACAAGAGCCCACCGCGCGTCCCCTGCGGCATCCGCTGGCGTGCCGCCAGAACGCTCATCTGGCGCGATCCGATCTGGCGCCAGATGAGCCCGGGCCACGGCAAGGAGTGGCGATGATCCGTGACGTCATCGCGCGCCACGGCATCCAGGCAGTGCAGCTGACGTACGAGAATCGCGTCGAGATCACCGATCTCGTCCGCGGCCGGCTGCACCAGCATGGCCAGATCGATCGAGCGAGCTCACGGCTGATGGGGTTCTCGTTCGAGATCGAGCTGCCCACCGGCCACCTGATGCGCGAGCGTCAGTGGCTCATGATCACACCCGAGGGCGCGGTCTCGATCCTCGACGACGACACCTTCCGCTCGTGGTTCGACGTCGTCGACCACCTGACCACCTTGGAGAGCCGTGCGCTACCTCCGCGACCCTGACGTCCGCTGGGCGTTCATCCGCATGGTCGTGCTGCTCGTGCCCTCGAGCTACGGCGTGATGAACACGTTCACACAGTCGCTGCAGTACCTCGCGGATCAGGACGGATGGTCGTACTGGTACATCGCAGCCTGCCTGCTGAACATCGCGCTGGTGGTGATGCTCGTCACGCAATTCCGCCTCGAAGTCCGACGTGCCGAAAAACGCCGTCTAACGCGTCGGACCCCCGACCACGTGGGGTAGGGCTACCCCCTCTCAGATCGTCACAGAGCGCCTGGCCTGCCCTCAGCCGTGCCACGAATCCCGGAAAGGACCCCCCATGCCCCGTGAATTGCTCTCCCGAGCGGCTCTCACGACGATGTTCGTCGACGAGGGGCTCGATGAATACGAGATCTCCCGTCGCACCGGCATCGCCGTCGCGACCCTGCAACGCAAGATCCTGCGCTACGGGTTGCGCGAGCCGTTGCAGCAGCACGCAGTCCTCACCACGCTCGAGGTCAAGCGCATCCGGCAGCTCGCCGACGAGGGGATGCCGACCAACTGGATCGCGGAGGATCTGCGCATCTCGACGTGCACCGTGCACAGCGTCGTCGGCAACCGGCCCGAGGCCGCGCTCGAGTGGCGCCGCGTGTGGCAGGCGATCCGGCGCAGCGAGGAGCTCTACTGGCATCACCACGATGTCGCGCCGCCGGCGCGATGCGAATCGTTCACACACCTGAGGACGGCATGACCGAGCATGTGCCCACCGCGCCCGAGCTCGTCGCGCTCGGGCTGGCGCACGAAGAGTCCGAGACGCGCAAGCTCGGCAACGGGCAGAAGCGCACGACGACGTGGATCGTGGTGCACGACGAGGGGCACCGGCTCATGGGCGAGGTGATGCACCGCAACGCGCAGGCAGCGCTCGCCCGCGGCGAGGGTGACTGGGTGCGGCCGCCCTCACGGGACATCCCGGGGCTGCGAAACCGAGACACATGAACGAAGGGCCCGCGCTGGGAACGCGGGCCCTTCGTGGGGAGGGATCTCGGCCGATGGAACCCCCCGCTGGCCGGTGATCTGCGATCAGGCTACACGCTCAGCCGACCGCGTCTGCAGCGGGTGCACTCACGACGTCCGCGCCGTGCGCGACAGCGACCTTGACGGCCGGCTGGTCGACAGCGACCGTCGCACGGTCAGAGATATCCGGCGACGCGAGAGCCTCCTTCACGGCATCCATGCGCACGCTGACACCGAGCGCAGTGAGCGCGGCGTTGAGGCCCGCGAGCAGCACGATCAGGAAGGCGGATGCCGTCCAGCCGGCACCGCCGTTCGCGGTGTCCACGACGGGCACGATGGCCGCTGCGATCGCGCCGGCGACAGCCAGCGCGAACTTGAGTAGACCGGCGGGGCCCTTCTCGAGCAGGGGCACCACGACCGAGCCGATGGCGCCGATGCCGATGACGGCGATCTGCCAGACCTCGGCGGTGGTGAGGGTGTTGTCGGCGAGCGACGCGACCATAGAGGTGACGATGACGGTGACGACCTGGATGGCCGCGACCGCGTACTTGCTGAGGATCATGTTCGTCTCATTCCGTCGGTTGTTCGGTGGCGGGGGGCAGGGTGCAGACGACCGCTGATGTCTGCTGGTCGGGGACGGGGGATCCGTCCCCGTACGTGGCGATCGTCACCGCCTGCAGGGTATACCCCTCGGGGCAGGCGGGCCCAGGGGTGCCGGCCGGACCTGGCGCTCCGGGCTCGCCCTGCGGACCGGCAGGACCGGGCTCGCCCTGCGCCCCGACGATGCTCTCGCCCGGGGTCCCTGGGGTACCGGGAGTGCCGGGCTCACCAGCGGGACCGGCGGGCCCGGTGCAGATCTGCACCATGCAGAATTGCTGGACGGCGAACGAGATCTCGGACGCCGTCGGCGGTCGGCCGGCGGGACCGCTCGGGCCAGACGGACCTGACGGGCCGGGGATCGAGGGCACGAGCACTTCGGGGTCGACGCCCTCTGGCGCCTGGCCCGTAGCGAGCAGCTGGTCGTAGAGGCTCTGCGCGTTCTCCTGCGACGCGATCAGATCCTCGGTCAGCGCGTCGATCCGATCGTCCTTCTCGGCGATGATGTCGGCCTGGTCGCTGATGCGCGCGTTCAGCCGCTCGTTCCGCTGGGTCAGATCCCCGATCCAGCCGAACATCACGAAGATCATCACGCCGACCAGCGCGGCCGCCGAGAGGTACAGCACCCACGGCACCTTGTACTTCGTCTCGGCCGGCGGGAGCGTGATCGTCCCCGGCGTCACGGGCTCCATGATGGTCGGTTCCGGTTCATCGTCGTGTGTCATGGCCCCCCCAGCGGTGGCAATAGTCCCCCAGCGAGCCAACCCACAACCGGGCCGGCAAGGATGAGAAGCCACTGCCACTGCGTCTGCTTCTGCGTGGCGATGATCTTCTCCTTCTGTGCGTTCTCCTGCTGCATACGCAGGGTATTCTCCGTGGCCCGAGCCGTGGCTTCCGCCTGGATCGCCGCCTTGTGATCCCCATGCTCACGGTCGTGCGCGGTGAGACGCTCGTTCACTCGGGTCTGCTCTTGCCGGAAGGCATCCTGGGTCACCAGCTTGTCGAGGCGCGCCCCCTGCGCCTCGAATTGCTTGTCCATCCTGTCGAGAACGAAGTCGACCCAGGGTGGGATGGTGCCTTCCGTCACGGCCCTTACTTCCCGAGCACGTCGCGCATGATGGCAGCCGTGCGCTCAGCCGCAGCGAGCACCTCCTCTGCATCCTCGCGGTCGATGATGGCGGTGGTGGGTTCGGGCACGGGCGGGTACTTCTCAGCCCAGAGCTCGAGCGCGCGCGAGACGATCCAGTCCGCGTCCATGTCGGGGCCCGGGCACTCGGTCGTGCCCGGCAGCGCCTCGTTGTGGCCGATGACGTGCTGCCGGTCGATGACGAAGTCGATCGGGGCGCCGTCCCAGACGCCACCCTCGTAGACCACAGCCTCGCGCATCCGCACCGCCAGGTGCGCAGCCATCTCGCGCTGCGCATCCGTGAGCTCCCAGCCGGGAGCGCCGGACGAGTTCAGCATCTCGATGGAGATCGAGCGCCAGTTCCACTGGGCGCCGGTCGTGGCCGGCTTCGCGCCCGGGCGGATGAGCTCGAACACCTTGCCGGACGGGCGGAAGTAGTACGACGGGCAGACGTCGCGGGAGTTCTTCGTCGAGAACCAGTACAGCTGGTCGACCGTGGTCGCGCAGTGATGCAGGATCAGGTACGAGATCACGCCTGTCGTCGGGACGGGAGGGCTGCCCTTCGAGGTGCGAGGCGCGCGCGTGCCGTCGGGCTGGAAGCCCAGCGGCGCCTCGAGCCCCTTGTGCGCCTCGGCCCAGACCGGCGTGTACTCCGGCAGGTTGGCCGGGTTATCCAGGTTGTCGGCCGGCTCCGGCTTCGGCGGGGTCGCCATCAGGAGCAGGCCCGCGGTGTCCTGCGACGTGAAGCCGCCCGACCACATGTAGCGCCCGTCCTCGCGCACGAACCAGACCGCGTTGCCCTGCACGGGCTCGGCGTTGACGACGTAACCCTTCATGATGATCGTCGAGTTGGGCTGCTCGCTCAGCACCGACGGCGACGTCAGCCACGGCGTCTCCCGAACGTTCGCCGAGTTCGCGCCGACGATCCGGTTGGACGACACGGGCGGCGCGACCGGGTTCATGTCCGGGATGTTGTGCGTGGTGGGGTCTTCCCAGCCGCCGATCCAGTACCAGGCGTGGTCCTCGCCGGCGCCGCGGATCCAGACGTCGTTGCCTTCGACCTCTTCGCCGTGGATCCAGCCGTCGAAGGTGCCGATGCCGCCACCGGGGACCGACATGACGAACTCGGCATCCCGGCGCGGTTCCTTGCGGCCGTTCGCGCCGGCCGGCACCGCGATGCGCTGGTTGGGCTGCAGCGTCGGGGCCTTCGGGTTGAGGTCTTCGAGGTCGTGCGTGCCCGGGTCGGTGAAGCCGCCGGACCATGACCAGCCGCCGGTGTAGCGGCCACGGAACCAGACGTCGTTGCCCTCGACGGATTCGCCGTGGATCCAGCCGTCCCAGTCGGTGACCGTCCCGGGCTTGAAGGTGTCGACCTTGGTCGACGCGCCCTTCGGTTCGCTGCGGTAGTTCGCGCCGTTCGCGCCGACGAGGCGCTGGTAGCCGGCGGAGATGATCTCGCCCACGTACTTGTCGAAGTCGAGGGTGGCGTTCGAGCCGAACGCATATGCGTGCGTGGGCCAGAGGGTCTGGTGGGCGTGGTTGCCGACGCCGCGGTCCGAGCCGTTCGCCGAGCCGCCGACCTTGCCGACCTGCTGCCCGCGCGCGACGCGCTGCCCGACGGCGACCCACACCTCGGCCATGTGCAGCGTGCGCGTGCCCTTGCCGTCGTCGAGGTTGATCTTCACGTACCGGCCGGTGGCGCTCGTGTTCGAGTGCTTCACGTCGGCGACGGTGCCGTTGTCCGGGGCGTAGCAGGGCGAGCCGTAGCCGCCGCTGGTCGGGCCGGCATAGTCCGTGCCCGGCTCGCTCGAGGGTGTCGGCCGATCTCGGTGACACTGCCAGGTGCAGCTGATCTCGCGCTTGCCTGTGGGAGTGACGTAGCCCATGAGAAGCCCCTTCCGGTCGGGGCTTATTCTGCCACGCCCGCCGCTCTACCACAGGGACGGCGGGCGAGGCGCGTCAGGTGGCGGTCCCGAAGTCGCCCAGCACCATCTTGTCGATGCGGCGCAAAGCGCGGGCCAGATCCTTGATGTATACCTGCGGGTCCGCCTTGATGGTGGCGTTCGCGGTGTCCACGATGGTCTGCATGGCGGCGAGGTCCTGCCGGAGGTTCGCCTCGATGCTGGTCATGTTCGCCTGCTCGGTCTGCGCAGCGAGCTCCTGCGGCGTCTTCGCGCGCTGCACCCACGCCTGCGTCACCACGTCACCCGCGGCGGTGTACGTGGCATCCCAGGTAGTCGTGGGTGTGTCGGCGGGGCGGGCCGCCTCGGTGACCGGGAACCAGCCGACCATCGCGAGCACCTCGGGGTCGAGCGCGCGCAGGTCCCACCACCGCGTGCCGTCGTAGGCGAGGCGGGGCGGGCGGCCCACCTGGTCTACGACTCCTTCGCTGACATGTGCGTGCATCAGACAACTCCTGCGGCTTGAGCGTGGGCGAGGATTCGAGCGGCGGACAGGGCTGACGTGTACCAGGCGACGCCGCCGAAGCGACCGTCTATCGCACGGTTCGTGGCATCCGGCGATCCGCCGAGCACCAGGTTGGTGCCGGGGGCGCCGATCGGGAGCACCTTGGAGCGGACCTCGGTGCCGTTGTCGTACAGCTTCGCCGTGGTCCCGTCCCAGGTGATTGCCCAGTGGTGCACCGCACTCAGATTCGGAACGGTGTACTCCGTTCCGATCACTGCGCCCGACGTGGTGCCGCCGAAGTAGGCGTTCACCCCGGTGTTGGTCCCGGCGTGACGAATCGAGACGACGTTCGACCACCGGAAGATCTCATCGGCGGACGCCCAGACGTCCATCACCGCGAGGATCTCGATGGTCAGCGCGGTCGGCGTCCCGAGCTCCGCGAGGGCGGGGAGGGTGATGCCGGCCGATGCGGCGCCACCGATGCCGAAGGCGGTCGCCCGATCGCCGACGCCCGTGTCGCCGAACGTGATCCCAGACGTGGACGTCGGGACCACGTTGCCCATCTGGTCGACGGGCGGGGCGGCGGTGTCGTCGCCGGGGAAGTAGAAGAACGGAGAGTCGGCCAGGACTTCCGTCTCGTAGGCGCTGCCCGCGCTCTGGGCGACACGCGCGGATGCAGCGATGCCGGCGGGGATCACGGTGTCGCCAGATCCCCGACGAGAAGCCATGTGTTCGCGGCGCGCTTGATCGCAGACACCGCGGAGAACTGCGCGCGCGTGACCAGCGAAGGTGTGCCGTTGACGGTCGCCCCGCCACCGGCGACGAAGGTGACGAGCCCGGCGCCGATGCCCACGAGGTCGATCTGCGTGCCGATGGGGAACGCGGTCGTGGCGTCGGAGGGCAGCGTGACGGTGATCGGCGAGGCGTTGGACAGCGTGACGATCTTGCCCCGGTCCGCCAGGACGGGGGCGTACGAGGTGCCCGTCTGGTTGTTGATGCCTACGTAGAGGCCCTTCGCCGCGGCCACGGCATCCGTGACGAATTCGGTCGTCGCGATCGTCGTGTTGTCGGTGCCGGCGGCCTGCGTCGGGGCCGACGGCGAACCCGTGAAGCTCGGGGAGTCCAGCGGCGCGCGCTCGTCGAGGGCCGCCACCATCTCCGCGTTCGACGGGGAGTCATCGAGGACGTCCTCGATGGCCTGCAGCGCAGTCGCCTCGAGAGGAGACGCCGTGGACGGCGAGTTCTCCCACGTGGGGTTTCCGGTCCTGGTGCCCATGTCTGCCTCCGCGCGTATCCTATCGCCCCGCGGCTATTCGCCGCGGGAGTCGTAGACGATCTCGTCCGCCTCGTCCGTGATATAGCCGCCGAGGCGGTCCGCCTCCGCCTTCAGCACGTCGTCCAGGGCAGGGTCGCCCGCCATGACCGCGTCGTCGCTGCCGTGCACCGTGTAATAAGCCATCGTCGTCTCCTGTCAGTCGGTCAGATAGTTGGCGTACACACGCAGTGTGGCACCGGTCGGGAGCGTGACGCCTGGCAATCCGCCGAGGAGTCGGAAGCCCGTGGAGTTCGCGGCGACGTTGAACATGGAGATCCCGGGGCGCTGGGCGAATACCTGCGCGTCGAAGCCCATGCCGTTCCGCCACCCCTCCGGCATCGTGAGGATCGTGGTGTCCGTCAGGTCTCCGCCGGCGCTCACCGTGAGGTCCGCACCGGTCCGCGACAACTCGACCTGGCCGTACACTCGGCTCCCGACCTTGCGCAGCCGGTAGCTCGACAGCGACCAGCCGGTCTCGGCTGTGAGGGTGAGCCCCGTGTTGATCCAGCCGGTGTCGGCCTCGCGCACGATCCGGCGCTCGAGCATCGTGATCTTCTGCTCGAGGTCGGCCAGGTACCCGGCGGGGGTGCGGCGCACGGCATCGTTCGCCATGTCACTCCTCCACGACGTCGGAGTCAGCGCGAGTGGTCGGCGTCAGCATCACGGCCACCCGCTCGCCGTCCTCAGCCGATTCCGACACCGCGACGTGGTCGAGCTTCTGCATCTGCGAGATCGGCCGCGCGTTCAACGTCGCCAGCAGCGGGACCTGCACGCCCGGCACGAGCATGTCGACCGTCAGTGTCTCGCTCAGCAGCAGGGATGAGTTGTCGGGGATGCGCACCTCGAGCGGCACCGGCGAGCGGCCCGACAGGTTGCGGAGCGCCTGCGAGTTGAGCTCATCCTGCGTCGGAGTGTTCGTGTCGCTCTCGCTGTACGGCGTGTACATCGCAGTCCAGGGCCCGTAGTAGTCCAGGTTGTCCGGGTTCAGCGCGGACCCGTAGGCCCCGTCGCGCCCGACCGAGTAGGCCGCCTGGGTGTGATCCGCGCCGTACTCGGTGACGATCACGTTGGCGCCCAGGAAGTCGGCGCTGGTGAGGGTCCGGATCCGGCCGAGCGAGCGCGAGACGTCCCAGATCAGCAGCTTCCGGCCGATCGCGGTGTAGTCGATCCCGCCGTACCGTGCGCGCTCGGCGAGATGCTCGAACACGCTCATCTGGTACGCCTCGGTGCGCATCGAGGTACGCGCCTCGTTGGGGAAGTTCCGGACATCCAGGTGCGCCACGACATTGACGGGCGGGTCGATCGACTCCCAGGCGGGCACCGCCATCGGGGTCCAGGTGTCCGTGCCCTCGTCGTAGAAACTCATCGTGCGGCCGTGGGTCAGCTCGTACTCGATGATCTCCCCGAGCCGCGTCGTCACCTCGACCGAGCCGCCGCCGAAGTAGCTGTCGTCCCAGACCTGCGTGAGCGGCTGACCGGCCAGGTAGGAGACGATGTCCTTCGCGAAGATCTCGGCGTACCCGACGCCCGTCGCGACGCGGAAGATCGGCCCCTCCCAGACGCGCTGAGCTCCGCGGAAGATCACGAGCTCGTGGCGCTTCGACCGGATGTTCGCGATGCGGGACGACTGCCGGCTGCACGAGTCGCCGGTGACCAGGATCGACCCCTCCGAAATCCCGTCACGCGTTCGGGACCAGTTGACGCTCTCGAGGTCGATGATCGGCGAGATGCGGCGCTGTGCTCCGCGATCGAAGATGAAGGCCGAGTGGCCGGTGATGCACTTTGCCATCCCTGGCCTCACATCCTCTCGGCGACGATCACCCTCGCACCGAGGTTACCGGCAGGAGCGTCCAGCGGGACGTCCATCGTGATGACGTAGCCGATGCCGCAGCGCAGCTCCGGCCAGGTCGCCGGGGTGCCGCCAGTGCCGTAGAGCAGGTGGTCGGCCGGGATCGATGCGCCACCCGCGACGATCGCGGTCACCTGCTGCGTGACACCGTCGAGCGTGATCGCGGTGCTCGGCGGGATGTACGTGAGGATCTGCTCCGCCTCGTACGGGGTGCTCTCCGCGACGAGTTCCGGCGCGAGGTTGTCCGGGTTCGGGTAGTACCGGATCCGGACCTGGCGCTCGGCGTTCGACTGCGTCTCGAGGATCAGTGTCGGCAGCGTGGCCGACCAGATCCGCACCTCCGTGGCCGGCACCGCGAGCGGGTAGCGCCGCCAGGTGCCGACCTCTTCGATGCAGTCCGACGGGATGGTGGGCAGCGCGGGCGGCGTGGGCTGCGGCGGGCAGTCCGGGTCGGCGAGGGGGTCGGAGGCGATGACTTCCACCTCGAGCCGTGCCGAGGCCGAGGCGTTCGCCGCGCCGAGCCACTGGTAGTCGTAGCCGGGCGCGTCGGCCGTGTCGCCCGAGAACCAGGGGAAGAGTACCGACAGCGAGACCATCACGTCGTCCGCGTCCAGCCACTCGCCCGAGAGCCACGGAGAGTGGCCGGTCCCCGACGTGTCGTACACCTTCACGGTGGCGCGCTCCGCCCCGGCGGGGGCGACGCCGGTGACCGTCAGCCGGGTCCAGCCTTCGGTGTCGGTGACGAGGACAGAGGTACCCGCGACGACGCCGGGCACGTCGGCGCCGGCCGCGGTCTGCCAGGCGATGTCGACGCGGAGTCGCTGCGCACGCGAAGGGCGGACGTACATCGAGCCGACGTACGTCGCGCCCTCCTCCACGACGGCGCTGTGGGCGCCGCCGCTCGCCTGCATGCCGACACCAGCGCTAGGACCAGAGGTGTCCGTGAGGCAAAGGAGGCGGCATCCGTAGGTTCCTGAGCGGCCGCCCGTGATGCGCTGCCGGACGAACGTCCCACCGCCACCACCGGCAGTGTCGATGACCCAGCCTGCCGGCGTCACGCCGGTCGCGAGCGACGTGGAGTTGTTCGCCGTGCCGGTCCACGAGAACGTGGCGTCGTCGCGCGCTGCGGTGGCGCCGTCGAAGTAGTCGCCAGGGTTCGTGTTCGGGTTCGGCTGCGCGACGACGACCCAGCTGGACCACGGGCTCTGGTACGTGCCGAACCATGCGGACGCCCGGAATTCATTCGTCTCGCCCGGCGTCAGGCCCGACCATACGATCGAGTTCGTCTCCGCGTCGGCCTGCACGACGACACCGTCAGGGCGCTTGCGCTGCACCGTGTACCCGGTGACACCCGAGGCGCCGCTCGGCGGCGTCAGGGCGATGTCGGCAGCCGTGCCCGAGATGCGCGGGGTGACGGAGATCCCGGGCGCCGTCGCGGGGAGCGTGGTGCGCGATCCTGTCGAGGACCACGGGCCCCAGCCGGTCGCGTTGCGCGCACGGACCTGCGCGTAGTAGGTCGTCGCCGGGTTCAGCGGGTCGGCGACGAGCGAGCGCGACGTGCCCGACGACTCCGTGACGACGCCCGACGCGAACGTGGAGCTCGTCGAGTAGCGGACCTGGTACTCGAGAATGGCCTGGTTGCCGGCAGGTGCGGCCCACGTCCAGGTGATAGCGCTCGGGGTCGCCGAACCGCCGGACGGTGTCGGCGACGTCGCCAGCGAGGCGAACGAGTAGGTGCCGCTCCACGCGCCGTCGCCGTCGCAGTTCCGCGCGCGGACGCGCACGTAGTAGAGGATGTTGGGGCTCAGCCCGGTGACCGACTTGCTGAGCGCCGCCGAGCCGATGTAGTTGTAGTGCGGGCACCCGGCGCCGTTGAAGGCGGTGTTGTCGCAGACGTGCAGGTCGTAGTCGTAGATGTCGCAGTGACCGCGCGACGGGGCGCTCCACGAGATGGTGGCCGACCCGGTGCCGATGCTGGATGCGCCGACGCCGCCGACCTGCCCGGGCACCTTCCCGATGCGATCGGCGGAGAGAGTCTGGTTGCCGGTGTCGGCGGTGTTGAACGGGCCGGGCGCGACGTGCTGGGCCCGAACGTTGAAGTTCAGGTTGCCGTTGCCGTCGTGGAACATCCAGTTGCCATCGCCCGAGCCGTAGCCGATGGTCTTGCCGGCGTAGTCGCCGGGGTAGAACGGCATGCTCGGGACGCCGTGCGCCCAGGAGTCGGCGCCGACCCACACGTTGCAGGTGCTCGCGCTGTTCGCGAACGAGCCGTACCCGGAGTTCGAGCGGCCGTAGGCATCGTGGTGGTAGCGGGATGCGTCGTCGCTCTGCTGGAGCGTGTAGACCCGCAGATTCAGGGTGTAGGGGCGGCCGGAGTAGGCCGCGGAGCGCGTCTGATCCATCAGCCACCTGCCATCGTGTCGAACACGGTCGGGAACGCGGGCCGGTACTCGGCCCCGGAGGCGAGCAGGGCGACGTGGTCCGGGTGCGCTTCGTTCGTGTGCTCGTCCATCATCCGCCATGCCAGGTCGTCATCGCCGACAGCGATGACCGTCGAGATCCCCTCGGCGGCACAGAGGTTGCAGGTCGAGTACGCGGCCCGGGCGAAGGCGTCCATCACGGCACCGTCACAGCCACGGCATCGCCGTAGATCCGAATGACCGCGGTGGAGCCCCACGAGGTGATGACCACCTGCGCGCGGACGTACGCCTCGACGGCGCCGACAGGCGGTACGACGCTGGCGAGGCTCAGCGAGCCGCCCGCGATGGGCAGCGAGCCCATCGGTGCCGTCCCGATCTCCGTGCCGCCGCTGTCTCGGAAGACCACCACGTACTCGATGTCGTCGAGCACCGCGGTGCCGCTGAAGACGAGCGCCGTCGCCCACATGTTGAACGAGTAGCGCGCGCCGGCCGGCCCCGCCAGCGGGACGAGATGCTGGACTCGCAGCTGCCCGTTCGTGCCCGAAGCCGACGCCGTGAAGGTGACGCGAGCGCTGTAGGTCCCCACCGCGGCGATGTCGGACGAGCGGATCAGCGCGATCGCACCGGCAGCGCCAACGTTCGTGCTCTGGCTGCTCGACCAGGCGGTCGTGTTCGTCTCGAGCGACGGGTTCGTGGCGTAGTTCGTCGCGACGACGACGGGCCCGGATGACACCTCTGCCGACGGGTAGGGGGCCAGGTTGTAGGCGACGTCCTGCACAACGGTCGGGATGATCGGCGGGATGTCGAGCTCCTTCGGCACCCCGAAGACGAACGGCACCTCGGCGAGCAGCGTGAACTCGACCAGCCGGCCCTGGTACCTGCCGTCGCTCGACTCGCGCTCCTCGACCGTGAACGGTCCCGAGACGCAGCGCACCGAGTGGAGGAAGCGGCGGTACGAGTCGATGTACGGGAGGTAGGTGCTGTCGCCCTCGGGGCCGAACGTCGTGGCTGCCGGGAAGAGATCCGTGGCGGGGTAGAGGTCCTCGGCCGGCGACAGGGCTGCTGTCTCGACCAGGCGCCGCGGCGGCGGACAGTCGACGAAGAACGCCATCTCCGCCTCGCCGCAGGTCCCGCCGTGCAGTCCGCAGGCATCCGGCTCGAGCACGTTGCGGAGCCAGGTCATGCCGTGCTCCATCGCGTCCCCGCCGAGCGCGGTCAGCCATACCCGCACCCGCACCTCGCGGGAGCCATGCCGATACCCGGTCGTCTTCGCGCCGTCGCCGGTCTTCTGCGAGACCTGAGCCTCGCGGGTGGAGTCGGACAGGTTCGACATCGTGAGGCCGTACACGCCGAGGAACCGTGCCGCTTCAGGCACGTCAGGGTCGTACCAGGGGGCGTCGGCGATGTTCGCGTAGTGGTACTCGGGATCGGTCTGGGCGCCGGCGAGGGTGTCGCACTCGGGATCCTTCAGCCAGTTCACCCGGCAGTCGACAGTCTGCGCGTACCCGTAGCTGCGCGCAGCGTTGACGACCTCGTTACCACCGAGGACGAGGAAGGTCTCGAGCACGGATGCCTCCTAGCTGGCGACGTCTTCGATGAGCCGCCGGAAGACTTCGTTTCCCGTGCGACGGGGATCGCCCGAGCGGTCTTCGACCACGATAGCGCCTGCCTCGATCACGATCTGCTTGCCGCCGCCGACGACACCGCCGGACGCCATCGGGCGAAGCCCCTGTGCGAACGCGCTGAGCGCGCGCACGCTCGGGTCCACCTGGCTGAGCGGCCGGTTCAGCGGCACGATCGCCTCGGGCCCCGCCTCACCCGCGAGGATGCGCGTGGGCCCGTAGAGGGTGCCGCCGGATGCCATCGGCCGGTCGCCATTCGGGTTCCATCCGCCACTGGTGACGAAGACCTCGACCGACCGCCGCGTGGGGATGCTGAGCACGGTCTCGCGCAGCCGGCGAGCCTCGTCCAGAGCCGCGTCGATGCCGAGCATCTCGATCGTGGTCCAGATGTTCGTCGGGATCAGGCCGAGCTTGTTCGCGTAGTCCTCAGCCGCCTTGCCCGTGATGCCGAACTCGTCCAGGAGGTTGATCAGGTCGTCACGCCCGCGCTTGATCGCGTCGTTCGCGAGGTTCTGGTCGCCCGTGGTGCGGACGAGATCGCCGGCGTAGTCCAGCGCGGACTGCGCGAGCCGGTCGATCGCCTCTTCGTTCAGCCGGCCGGCCTCGGTGCCGATGTCGAGTGTCGCGGTGTTCTCCGCGATCGAGTCCTGCAGGGTGTCGAGCGCGGCCTCGTACTCACGCGCTCCGTCACGCGATTCGAAGAAGAGGCTGTTGGACGTCGAGAGGCTGTCGGCCAGGCCGTCGAGCTGCTCAGCCGTGACCGTCGCCCCGCCGCCGAGGTTCGTGACGGCCGTCAGCGCGCCGCCGGCACCGACCGTAACCTCGCCCATGGCCAGGGCCAGGATCTCCTGACTGGTCGCGTTGCCGTCCGCGGCAGAGGCCGCCTCCTCGAGCGCCGCCTTGAAGAGCGGCATCTCCTCGATCATGGTGAGCACCTGCTCGTCGGTCAGCTGCAGCTGATCTGCCCATGCCGAGAAGCGTGCGGTCTGCTCGTCGATCGTCAGCGTCGCGAATTGCTCGTCGAGGGCGCCGAGTCCTCGCTCGAGCTGCGCGATGGCGTACTCGGCTGTGGTCGCCGTGGGCCCGAAGCCCTCGAGAGCCCGGTTGAAGTTGTTCGACTCGCCATCGGCTTCGCCGAGGGCGTCCGTGAGTGTGCGCACAGACTCGGCCGTGAAGTCGAGATTGGGGTTGACAGTGTTGAGCGCGTCGAGGAAGCTGTCCTGGCTCTTGACCGCCTTCTGCGTGGCGGCGTCGATGCCGGAGATCTCGTCGAGGTAGTCGGTCATGCCCTTGATCAGTCCGGGCATCGAGAGCGAGATAGCCAGGAAGGCGCCGGCCAGGCCCGCCTTGCCGACGAGGCCGACCAGCCGGCCGCTCGCTGTCGCCGCGGTGTTCGCCCGCGTGGTGAAGTCGATCAGCGCGCCCGCTGCGCCGGACAGGCCGGCAGCCGCCTTGATCGACAGCAGCGCGGTGCCGACGGCGACGAGTCCCAGCGCGGCCGCGGAGATGGCCCCGGGCGGCATCGCCTCGAGCAGGCCGGTGAGCCCCTCGACGGCGGGCTTCGCGACCTGCGCGACGATGCCGAGGCCGTCTGCGATCCCGGTGATGGCGGCCTCGAGCAGCGGGTTGAGCGCGTCCGCGAGCTCGCCGAGCGACGGCAGGAGAGGGCCGATCGCCTCGCCCGCCGCGCTGAGCGCCTCTGCGAGCAGGCCGAGCGGATCGAGCCGGCCGACGACGTCGAGGACCCCGATGAGCGCCGGCGTGAACTCGGTCAGGTTGTCGAGCAGCTCTGTGGTGCGGCCGACAGCCTCGGGCGTGACCAGGTCGTTGAGCCCGCGCGAGACGGTGTCGAGCAGCCCGCCGAGCGAGGCGAACACGTCGCGCGAGCGCGAGAGCCACCGGTCGAATTCGTTGGACTGACCGAAGCTGTCGAACTGGTCGCCGACCCGCTCGAGCCAGTTGAAGAGGTCCTGCGCGAGCGGGTTCGCGCGGTTGAACGCGCGGAGGAGGGCCAGGCCCCACGTCCCCGTGACGTCGCCGAGACGGTCGATGTCGTTCTCGCTGTTGCGCAGGAGCTTGCGCAGCTCCTCGAATCCGTCGGTGCCCTCCTCGAGCCCGTCCGCGAGGTTGGCGAACAGGCGCCCCGTGGCGCGGCCGACGCCGGCGAGCTCGGGGTCGAGCCGACGGAGGGTGCCCGAGAGCGAGTCCAGCGCGCCGTTCATCTCGCCGAACGCGCCCCGCGAGATGACCTCGCCGGCGCGCTGGAAGGCGTCGCTGAACCGTGCCGCCTCGAGGCGCACGTCACGCAGTGCCGGCGGGAGGTCGTCGACTTCCTTGTTGAGGGTCGAGAACACCGACACGAGGCCCGCGACTCCGACGACGGCAGATGCGCCGGCGGATCCGACGCCCAGGAGGCCGGCACCGATCGCCGAGCCGAGCGTGCCGATCTGATCGGCGGCGCCGATGATGAGCCCGAGCACGAGCCGCACGTCGTTGTCGAGGTTGCGCCACGGCGAGCGCACAGCGCGGGAGAGCCGGGTGAAGGCGCGCTCCATGCTGGTCGCGCCGCCCTCGATGGCGTGCATCCGCTCGTTGGCGCGGTCCGCGGCATCCCGCGTCCGCTCGAGTGCGTCGACGTACCCCTCGACCTCGATGCGGCTCTTGCCCAGTGCGTCCCCGACACCCTCGAGCTCGCTGCGCAGCCGGTTGAACGCCTCGCCCGTGCCGCCGACACGCAGCGCGACCTGGCGGAAGGCGTCGCCGTCGCCGAGCACGCGCGTGAGTCGCGCCCAGTTGGCCTCGAAGTCCCGCGTCTGGTCGTCGAGCTCGCGCTGCTTCGTGAGGTACTCGTCGGCTTCGCGACCGAGCCGGTTGATCTCGACACCGAAGTTGCGTGCGGCCTGCGCCGTGAGGACGAGCCGCTCCTTGCCCTCGTCGTTGATGTACGTCTGCCCGCGCAGCCGGTCGAGATCGTCGTTGAGCTGCTCGACGGCCTCGCCCACGGTCGAGAAGCCGCGGGCATAGTCGATGAAGGCGTCCTTGTCGGCCAGGATGTCCGCGAGGTTCTGCTGCATCCGCCGGAAGCGGGTCTGCAGCACGTTCTCGAAGTCGTTCGAGAAACTCGTGCCGGCGAGCTTGCCCTTCTCGCTCAGACTGTTGGCGAAGCGGCTGCCGATCTTGGAGAGACGCTGATCGAACGTCGAGTCGAACCCGTCCGCGAATCCGTCGCCGGCCTTCTTGCCGGCAGCCTCCATCTGGTTCGCCAGGCGACGCGCCTGCCCGGGAAGCTGGTTCCCATCCAGGCCGACGATGAACTCGACGCGGCCGATCGTGGTCGCCACCGCCACCCCCTAGGTCAGAGCACGGCTTGGGCCTGCATGAATGCCGTCATCTCGGACTCGATGGTACTCTGCGGCACCGGCGCCTCGCGAGTGCCGCGCTCAGGCGCGTTCAGCTGCGCGAGCCACTGCTCTGCGCTGTCGGGGGGGATCCGATCGAGGCACCACTTGTAGAGCGCGTTCAGATACCGATCTAGTCGGAGTCCGAGGAGGTCGACCCCCGACCAGGCGCCCTCCCCGTCGATCTCGGGCCAGCGTCCTTCGGCGATTCGGACGAGTCGCCGGACGACCCAGGAGGGCGGCCGGCGAACTCAGCGATGATCGTGTCCACGATGCCGCCTCCCGGGTTGAGCTCATCACCCCCGAACAGAAGCGGCACGGGCACGGCGCCCGACTCGACGAGGCTCACGAGGCGGCGGTAGCCGGTGCCCTGCAGGACCTTGCGCAGAAAGCGCCAGGTGCCTACGGTGCCCTCGACGTCACCGCGCGTGGAGAAGAGGACGTTGATCTCGCCTGGTGTGGGGCGACGTGCCGCGAACTTGTGCTTGCCGAGCGAGAACTCGAAGACCTCGAGCTCTCCGTCCGGCTGCTCCTCGTCCTTGACCGCCTGCTCCGATGCGATCTGAAACTCCATCATGGGGTACAGGATAACCCCTACGCACCCGTCCGGGCGATGACCTGCGTCGCGGCGCGCTGCAGCCACGGATTCGCCTTCTGACCGCTCACCGGGTTCGCCCAGCGCATGTGCGTCCCCTTCGTGCCGGCACGCCGCGCGATCGCCGCGTTGCCGGTGTATGCCAGGAAGCTCGACTTGGGGATCACGAACGCGCGCCCGTGCGGGAAGATCTTCCCCTGCACGCCGCGGTGCACGTACAGCGCGTACGACGCGTTGTTGATGATGGAGCCCTCGGCACGGATGCCTCGGCCACGCCAGATCACACCGTTGCGGAAATGCGAGTGCTTGAGGTTCGCGTGCCGATGCGCCTCGCCGACACGTGGAGCGCCGACAGGGGCCGCGCGCACAGCGGCGTCCTTGATGTTGCCGGCAACCCGGTTCGCCCAGATGTTCGCGTCACCACCGCGCGAGGTGACGATCGCACGCAAGGCGCGATCGTTCACGATGGCGACAGTGGTGACAGCCATGTCAGGCTCGCTGGATGAAGACCTGCAGCGTCGACCCGCCGACGCCGCCGGAAGACTCGAGCGGCTGCGTCGCGCCGATCCCCACGACCACGTCACCGTCAGTGCCGAGCCTCTTGCGCAGGCAGCACACGGCAGCCTCCATGGCTGCGGCATCCGCGGCCGCGAGCCGAACGGACTCGAGCTGCTGCTCGGCCGTCGGCGGCGTGTAGGCGTTGTTCACCGTGGTGCCGGCCGGCTCGCACCGCGAGATCCCGACCTCGAGCTCGTAGATCCGCTCGCCGGCGCACGGTGCCGCGTCGAAGACACCGCCGCCACCGGCTGCCACGGCAGTCGGCGCGGAGCCGGCATACCGGACCCACGCCTGGCCGTTGCCGGAGCGCAGGTTCCCCGGGCCGAAGTCGAGCACGGCGGATGCGCCCGGCATCGGCGCGCACCGGCAGACGGCGGGAAGCTCCCGAGCCGAGATCTCCTCGCACAGACAGGCGACGAGATCGATGATGATCGGGTAGATCTTGAGATCCTCGTTGTACGGCAACTCAGCCCCTCACGGTGGTCATGCGCGGACGGAGGGTGTCGGGCGACGCGATCACCGGCGCCGACCTCAGCCCATGCGGGTTGTAGACCTCGAGCAGTCCGTCGACGATCGGGATGTTCGTCTTTCCGCCGGGGAAGATGCCGGCCTGCAGCTCCATCGAGACGCCCTGCCGGCTCACGCTGATCGCGTTGGCCGGCAGGGCGCACGCGTCACCGCCACACGCCTTGTACCACTCGCCCGCCAGCGCGCCGGCTGCTGCGAGCGTGACATTGTTCGGGGCCACCCCGAGGTAGTAGGTCACCTCGAAGACGCCGGTCACGTCCAGGCCGTCCGACGGGGCGACCGTCTGATACGTGCCCGTGACCGTCTTACCGATGTCGCCGGTGGCGCCATACATCACTATCTCGCCGTCGTCGTACAGCGTGACGAGGTCGAACTGGACGTACTCGCTCGGGGGCCACGGGTTGGTGCCGGCCGGCGCGTAGGTGCTCCCATCGTCGGTGACCTCGGCCCGCACCTCCACCGTCTGCCCGTTCCGGGTGAGCGTGATGGGTCCGGCGTTGCCCTCGATGACGATCGGCTCGTACTGGGTGGGCGACGGATTCGCGAGGTTCTGGTGGGTGGGCCAGACCCCGCCATCCTGCCGCACGAGCAGCCTGCCGTTGTCGACGCGGTAGGCGCTCGGGTCGAGCTCGGCGCCGTCGATGGTGACCGACACGATGCCGCCGACCGGACCGGGCAGCTCGACCACAGGCATCTGGCCGCAGCCGCAGCCCGAGCCCTGGCCGCAGCCGCACGAGTTGTACCAGACGCCGTTGCGCATGTTCGGCTGGAAGCCGGCAGTCCGCAGCGTGCCGAGCGATGCGAGCGCGCCGGCGCCGACGGGCGCGACCAGCCAGGTCCCGGGGGGCGCGCAGCTGGCGGTGCACGGGCGGATCGTGATGGGACAGTATGCGATCTGCCCGCCCGACAGCGCCGACAGCGTCATCCACGCCAGCCCCTCGGCCATGGCGACACGATCGGGGTCGAGCGCGGCGATCTCTTCGTCCGAGAGGCCGCTGCACGACCAGTCGGTGCCCGGGGGGTAGCAGACGGTGCTCATGGTGCCTCCGTGTCAGTGGTCGGGGTCATTCTCTCACTGCGCGCAACTCCGTAGCGAGATAGACTTGCGGGCTCGGCAGGTGCGCGATACATTGAGTACCCCGGAAAACTACACAGAGACTTCGCAGCGGGTCGCGAGAATCGGTTATCGCAGGTTCGACTCCCGTCGGTGAGTGGGCGCAAGCCTCCACCGTTTCCCCTTGGCTTGGGGACGCTCCTCACGGAGCGCATCCGGTTCCTCACCACATCCGCTGCACACACTTCCTGGGTCGACCGACATCGGTTACCACTGTTAATGGAGGGGTCGCGGGTTCGAATCCCGCCCGAGGACTGATGTCCCCGGTAGCTCAGCGGCAGAGCACTTAATCCCGGTGTCACCCCATATCCAGGAACCCCTTTCAACGGGTCGATCGAGCGTCGGTTATCTCTCGCATAGCGGGTACGCGGGTTCGAATCCCGCCGGCGTCACTTCGGTGACGACGTCGTCTAGTGGCCTAAGACCCTGGGGCGCAAGCCCTTCCCGGCCTCACCCCACATCCGTTGAACCCTACGTGCGGGTCGCACGCGATCGGTTATCTTTCTGGTAGATCCTCCCGGTCGCACTCCCATATCCGCGCTTCATCTTTGGACTGACACCTCGCCCCACGAGGTCCGATGCGCACGCTGCTCCCACAGTGTGTGACGGCCAAGGCCCAGAAGCGCTCCGACGGTCAGTGTCGGGGCGCTTCGTCATTCCCACCGAAGGAGCAACCTCATGGCACGCAACGACGCATTCACGCGAGCGGCAGGACCGCGCTCGGCCACCGACACGATCCCGGGCACCGTCAAGAACCACGACGGCGGCGCGGTGTTCGAGATCTCGCTGCTCGCGGCGGCTCGACGCTTCCTGATCATCGGCACCGAGGGCGGCACGTTCTACCAGGGCGAGCGCGAGTACACTCGCGAGAACGCCGACATCATCTTCCAGCTGGCGGCGGAGAAGCCGCTCGAGCTCGTGGAGCTCATCGCCGATGTCTCCGAGCGCGGCCTGGCGCCGAAGGTGAACCCGCAGCTCTTCGCGCTCGCGGCCTGCACGGCCGAGCCGGGCGAGGCGCGTGCGGCCGCGTACCGTGAGTTCGGTCGGATCGTCCGCACCGGCAGCCACCTGCTGATGTGGGCGCGCTACCACAAGGCGCTCGGCGGCGGCGTGAGCCGCTCCTGGCGCCGGGCGGTCGCCGACTGGTACCTCGGTCGCGACGCCGACTCGCTCACGTACCAGCTGGCGAAGTACGGCCAGCGCGACGGGTGGAGCCAGAAGGACCTCATCGACATGAGCCACGCGCTCAAGGGCGAGGTCCCGGGCACTCACGAGAAGGCTCTGCAGTGGGCTCGCGGCCAGCACCTCATGGTCAGCGCATCCGTGCCGACGCTGATCCGGGCGCTCGAGGAGAAGCGGCCGGCCGCGGAGCTCATCGACGCCGGCGCGTCGTGGGAGATGCTGCCGGACGACGTGCTGCGCGACCCGAAGACCTGGGAGCTGCTCATCGCGAAGGGGCGCCTGCCGATGGGCGCGATGCTCCGTCAGCTGAGCCGCATGACGCAGGTCGGCGTCTTCGACAGCTACTTCTCGAACGATGCCGCGCGCGCTGTGCGCCGGCTGTTCAACGACGAGGAGGCGCTGCGTCGTGCTCGCCTGCACCCGCTCGCGATCATGATGGCGCTGCGGTCCTACGGCGAGGGCTCGCGCCGCTCCGGCGGCACGTTCACGCCGAACATGGGCATCGTCGAGGCGCTCAACGCGGCCTTCTACAAGGCGTTCGAGACGGCGCCGGCTGCCGGCAAGCGCACGCTCGTCGGCGTCGACGTCAGCCCGTCCATGTGGTCCCTCACGCCGGTCGGGCTGATGAACTCGGAGATCGCGATGGTCCTCGCCATGAAGATCATCGTCTCCGAGCCGGCATCCCTCGCGGTGGGCTTCGCGAGCGGCGTGACCGAGATCGGGATCCACAAGCTGACCACGCTCGAGAACGCGATGCAGATCGCTCGCGAGCACGGCCGACGGTGGAACGCGACCGAGCCGAGCGCGCTGATCGAGTACGCACGGGCGAAGCAGATCCCGGTCGACACGTTCGTGATGATCACGGACAACGAGGTGAACCAGGGCTACCACGTCCCGGACGTGCTGCGCCGCTACCGTCGCGAGACGGGCATCCCGGCGAAGCTGGCAGTGCTGGCCACCACGGCCACGCGGTTCTCGATCGCGGACCCGAAGGACCCGGGCATGCTCGACATCGCAGGATTCGGCGCCGACGTGCCGGCCCTGCTGACCGAGTTCAGCCGCGGTTTCTGAGCAAGCGAAAGCCCCTCACCCGGGAGCAACGGGTGAGGGGCTTTCGTGTGGCCAGCGTCAGGCAGAGACCGTGACGCTGGTCGTCTGCCACACGCCGTTGGTGGAAGCGCGCACGGTGTACGTGCCCGCCGCCGCGTAGGTGTGCGAGGCATCTCCGGGTGCGGCGACGTAGTCCCACGTGCCATCGCCGAAGTCCCAGTAGACCGGGTCCTCAGCGGGCGGCGTGGTGTCGAAGTCGACGTCCAGACCGGTTGCGACGCCCGCGATCGAGGTGATCGCGGTCGCGCTCGGGTCGAGCAGCGGACGGGTGCCGCAGAGGGCCTCGGGCGGTGCCACCTGCGTGATGATCGTGAGCAGGTGGTCGTCTGCCTCGAGCGCCTCGACGAGGGGCCCGGGGAGCGAGCCGGCCGTCAGCATGACGTCCGGGTGCGGACCGACACCCCAGTTGTTGCCGTCGCGAGTGGCCGCTCCGGTGATCGTGAAGGTGACGTTGGTCCCCTCCACCGTGAAGTCGCCGAGGATGCCGCCCTTGAGGTACGGCAGGAGCAGGTAGCCGTAGCTGCCCTGCGCCCCCTCGGTCGCACACGCGTCGGAGTTGCCGGCGCCCGCCCAGAGCTCGAGCGCGAAGCCCTGGCCCTCGAGGTCGACCTTCGTGTTGACCTTGAATCCGACGACGTTGCCAAACGCGTCGATGTAGACGTCCTGGCCGGTGACCAGAGCGAGCAGCTCGGGGTCCACCTCGCAGAACTGGACCTCGACCGAGTAGCCCGTGAGGGTCGTGGTCGCCGGCTCGAACACGCACACCTCGCCGGCGGCGTTGGTGACGTTGATCTCCTCGGTCTCCGTCGTGTTCGCGGTGAACGCGACGCTGATGAAGCCCTTGCTCACGACCGTCGACGCCTCGCCGTACACCGGACGACCGCAGCCGTCCAGGCGCGTGAGGCGGATGCGACGACCGCGAACGAGGCTGATGCACTTCGTGGGCATTGCCTACTCCTTCTTCTGATTCACCGCGGTCTCGATCGCGCGGAGCTTGTCGGCCTTGACGGCGCCTTCGTCGAAGACGATGGGCGGGGTCTGGTTCGCGGCCCAGTCGTCGATCTGCTTCACGCTCCACTTCGAGGTCGGGACCTCGGGTTCGGCAGGCGTCTCGGCGTTCGCCGTCTCGTCGGGGTTGCGAGCGGCCTCGGCATCGGCCTCGGCCTTCGCTGCGGCTTCGGCGTCAGCGTCCGCCTTCGCAGCGGCCGCCTCCTCCTCTTCCGCCTGCAGCATCTCGGCGTACTTGTCGACCACCTCGGGCGGTGCGAAGTAGCCGTCGCGCACGGCGCGCACGCGCACCTGCGAGATCTCCACGGCATCCGCCGCATCGAGGGCGCGCTGCGCGTTCGCACGCGAGCGGCCGGCGATGAAGGCTTCGCCGAGCACGTTGAGCTCTCGCTCTTCCTGGGTCTCTTCGTTCTCAGCCATGATCTGCTCCTACGGTGCGATCGTGACGCCGTAGGCCACGACATAGTCGCAGTCGATGCCGAGCGCGTACGCACGCTCGGCCAGCGCCATTGCGGTGTTCTGCTGCGGGTGAGTCGCGGTGGTCGCTGCCACGGGGCCCATCCAGAGGGTGATGTCGCCGGTGACGTAGAACGTCCCGGATGCGGCCGCGCTCGTCGCGAGGACGGGCGAACCGTTGCGGGTGTACATCGGCTGGTCGGGATCTCCGACCAGAGCGCCGGCAGCTGCCGCGACCGCAGCGTCCTCGCGGCTCATCACGAAGATCGGCAGGCCGAGGTAGTTGGCGTCAGCCGCCTCCTCTGCCGCCGCGATCTGCGCGACCCAGGCGGTGCCGGCTGTCGGGGTGGCATCCGCCGCCGCGAGCATCGCGATCAGCTTGGCCTCCACGAACCGGTCCTCGCCCTGCTCGAGCGCGCGACGTGCGCGTGCCTCGAAGTCGGCGGCGCCATCCAGGTCGAGGCACTCGACGCCGGTGTAGCCGGCGAACGTGAGCCCCGAGAAGCTGTTGCCGATCCCGTCGAGCTCCTTGTCGGCGGCGGCGACGACCTCGCCCCAGCACAGGCCGGGAGCGGCCTTGGGGAAAGTGCATCCCTCTTCGAGCCAGTCGAGCCGCTCGGATGCGAACATCCGCCCGGTGTTCTCGACGACGTTGGCGACGGTCTTGATTCCGCCCTTGCGGGGGCGTCGCCTCGGCGCTTCGACGAGGTTGGTCGGATCTGCCATGGTGCCCACCTCCTCTCGAGGTCATAGTCCGGGGGCGCCCTGGGCTAGGACGCCCCCGGTATGACTCAGATGACGGTTTCGCCGATGTTGGCGGCACCCGTGCGGCCCTGCAGCGCGCCCAGGTCCACCGAGTAGCGGACGCCGAAGCCGCAGCGGTTGGCGACGAGGAGGCCCTCCTCGAAGAATGCCGCGGTGTAGGTGTTCGTCGACAGGCCCACCGAGTCGTAGATGGTGTCGAGGTCGATCACCGGGCTGGTGCCCTTGATGAACGCACCCGCCGGGTACATCATGAACTCGAGCGTGGTCGGCAGCGCGGTCCACGCGCCGGTGTTGCCGGTCGCGAGGTCCTGGTAGTCGTACACGAACTGCGCGCGGATGCCGCGAGCCGACAGCCAGCGCGTGATCTCCGCGTCGCCGATGGCCAGCATGTCCACGCCGGTGCGGCGCGACAGGTCGGCACGGATGGCCGCCTTGACCCACAGCGGGAGAACGACCTCCACGGTCGCGTTCTCTGCCATCGCCAGCGAGTAGCGAAGGCGGAGCGCCGCGATCTCGAGCGCCTGCAGGAGGTCGCTCGTGGCCGCGCCGATCTCGACGTAGTTGGTCGCTGCGCCGATGAGGGTCTGGATACGAGTGATCACCTCGCGGTTGATCTTGTGGGCGTGGGCCGTGAGGCCGATCTCGAGCACGCGACGGACGAGCTCCGGGTAGCCGCCGGGCGATGCCGTCAGCACGCCGGCCGTGACGCAGAAGCCCACGGCGTCGAGCCGGGTCTCCGCGAACGGCGGGCACTCCACCTCGTAGCAGACCTTCGCGGTGCCGGCCTCAGCCTGCGCCTCGGTCTGCAGGAAGCCCCAGGTCGGCGCGATCGACGCGTAGTCCGGGCCCTTCGTGAAGTTGATGCCACCGCGGCGGATGGTGACCGTCGGGATGTCGAGGATGCCCGAGACCGTCTCGTACGAGCAGAAGTCGTAGAGCGTCTCGGACGGCGCGCACCAGCCACCGGCTGCCGCGACCGCGCGACGAGCGAGGCCCTCGGAGCCGAAGCGCTTGCGCTCGTCGGCCGCGGCGTCGATGACCGCGAGCTGCGCCTCGACCGAGTCGTCCAGACCCGTCGTGAACTCGCCGGCGTTCTTCTTGATCTTCAGGAAGCCCGCACGGGAGTGAGCCTTGGAGAGCTCCATCACGGGGCGCAGGTCGCGCAGGTCCTCGAAGAATGCGCCGGCAGCCGGCGACTTCGAGACCTGCTCGCTCCACGTCTTCGCGACGTCGGTCAGCGTGCCGAACTCGTGATTGGCCACGATTCCGCCCGCCATCGGGCCGGCAGCCGCGAGCACGACGCTCGGCGCCGGGGGGATGATCTCGTTGGGCTTGGGGGCCTTCGAAGCTGCGGCAGCCGCCGTCTTGCGGCGGGTCGCGGAAGCGGTCACGAGTTCCTTCTCCTTCGTTTCTGCCTCCGCGTCGGCGCCCTCGTCTTCGACGTCGTCGTCAGCGGCGCCCTCGGCGTCACCTTCGCCTTCGTCCTCGACGTCGTCGTCTCCGTCGCCCTCGGCGTCGGTGTCGCCTTCGGCGTCTGCCTCGGCGATGTGGCTGCGCGCAGCAGCGAGCTTGGATGCGCGGTCCTCGGCGGCCGTCTCGAGCGAGGTCTGGGCCTCACCGATCGTGTCGAGGTCGGCGCGCAGCGCGTCCAGGTCGGCGAGTTCGGCGTCCGTGACCTCGGCGTCGTCCTTCGCAGCGATGCTCGTGTACTCGGCCCACGCCTCGGCGTGCAGCTTGTCGAGCTCTTCGATCGAGAGACCATCGAGGCTCTCGGGCATCTTGAACTTCATGATGCGTCCCTCTCATATGAGAACGGTTGGATGGGGGTCGATGCGCGAGTGCATCTTGTGACCTTGCCACTCCGTCTATGACGCGAGAGGGTCGTGCTTCTGGTGCAAAGCGTAGAGCGCGCGCTCGCAAATATGCAAGCGCGCGCTCTCGAAGCGGCGTGTCGCGCTACTGCGGCTTCCACGTCCCGCCGACGCGCTTGGCGGCGGCGGTCGCTTCGACCTCGGTCTTGTACGCCTTCTTCTCGCCGCTCGGCGCCGTCACGACGTAGGTCGTCGACGACGTCTTGGGCTTCTGGCAGCTGCAGGCCATGGTGCTCCTCACTCTCCTGCGATGTGACGGCGCGCGCGCGCGAGCCGTTCGGTCTTGATCGCCGCGCGCACGGGCCCGAGCTTCGCGGCGACCTTCTCCTGGTGGCGGTACTCCGCGACGGCCGTGCGCGTGATGGCCGCGACCTCCTCGGGGTCCATCCGCACGGTCGCGGACGCGGTGACGGCGTGGCGGATCTCGGGAGCGCCGGCGCCGGTCAGCGAGATCTGCCGACCGCCCGATGCCGCGAGTGCCGGCAGGATCTGATAGCCCGGCGTGTTCACGCAGGTCGCCGCGATCAGGTCGAGCTCGCGGTTGCCCCAGTCGCGCCAGTCACCCGAGAACGCTCCGATCGCGAGGATCGCGTCGATGTCGGCATCCGTCGACCACGGCGTCATCACGCCCGAGTACCAGATGCCTCGCGAGTTCTCGCCGATGTTCACGTAGGCGCGCACGGCGTCGGGCTTGTCGTAGTGCTCGGTCGCGGCGGACGCGCGCATGTAAATGTTCGGGTGCCCGGTGCCGTACGTCAGGTTGCCGACGCGCAGCGTGCCCTCGGTGGTCTCAACGCGGCCCTTGCGGAAGTACGCGTACTCGTTCTCGCTCGGGATCGGCGACGTGCAGACGCCCTCGATGCCGACGTGGCAGACGCCCCACTCCGCGAGGTAGCCGTAGATCCGGCCGGTGTCGCGGTCGATGTTCACGGGCATCTCGAGGTCGACGGGCGGCTCGGCAAAGAGGTCGATGTCGTAGACCGTCGCGCGCGCGGACGCGAGAATCGCCGCCGGCGCGCGGCTGGCGGATGCCAGGATCGCCGCCTCGCTGCGGTGCTGTGCCGGCCAGATCCCGAGCGCCTCCTTGTGCATGTTGGCGCACAGGCCGGCGAGCCAGTCGGGATTCTGGACGTACTTCGCGAGCTGCGCGCGGCAACGGTTGAAGTCGCCGGGGGCTCCCCAGCGGATCTTCGCGGCGCCCTCGCCCTTCACCCAGTAGCGACGGATGCGCGCCGTCGCGCCGGGGTGCGTGATCCAGCCGGGGCCGTCCTTCGTACCCGGCGCGAACTCGCCGCGCGCCGCCATGGCGAGCAGCTCGGCGTTCATGCCGACCTTGCGGAGCGTCGCGAGCGGGATGACGTACTCAGGCCCGGTCTCGCCGACGAGCACGCGGGCCTCGCCCTCGAGCATGCCGCCGGCCGCGAGCTCGGGCACTTCTTCCTCGAGCTCGGGGGATCCCGCGGTCAGGCAGCCGCACGCGGTGAGCGCGGCGGATGCCATGACGCCCTCCTCGTCGTCGTGTCCGAGCGCGATGTACGCCTCCTGGAAGGCGGGGATCGACACGATGGTCAGGCCCGCGATCCGGGCCGACTTGAAGACGGTCACCGGCGCCTTGCCGGCGGTCTCCGGGTCGAACTCCTGATCGAGGAAGTTGCCCTCGTCGTCGAGGATCCCGCTCATGTCGAGCTCGATGTCGTCGACATCCACGCTCACGCCGCGGATCGTGCCGTCGATGATGCCCTCGATGACCTCGGACGCGTACTGCCGGCCGAGGATCAGCGCACCGCGATAGCGGACGATGTCCTCACCCTCGTTGCGGTAGATCTCGTCGAGCCGGCCGACGGTGTACGCCTGGTCGTGCCCGCCGGTGGAGACCGGCTGGTAGAGCAGCGGCAGCGGCAGGTCGCGGTTCGTGAGAGCGCCGATCGCGAACATGCGACCGTCGCCGGTCGGCACGCCCTCGGGCGCGGCGACGCCGTGCACTGGGATCTCGGTGATGTCTTCCTCGTCCTCGTCGCTGTCTTCGAGGTCGTCCTCGTCGACGGGCTCGACGGCGACGTCCTCCTCGTCGACTGCCGTCGCGAAGGCGTTGTTGCCCACCACGACGTCGGGGTTGTCGTCCTCGAGCTCTTCGGGTCCGAGCGTGAAGGTCGTGCCGCTCATCGTTTCTCCCTCTCGTGCAGCGGGCATCGCCACGCATCGGCAGTTGATCCAGACTTCGGGCGGGCCGACAGGCTCTCCCGGATAGGCGAGCTTCGTGCCGCCCACGTCAAAGGTCCCACCCACAGGGCGGATCTGTCCATCGAGCGGCTCGTGCGTGTCGCGCACGAGGTCGTCGCTCATCGTCACCCAGAGCTTGCCGGATCGGCCGGCGGCGTTCGAGCCCTGCACGGTGCCGGCGTTGGTCGCGTACGTCGACAGCCACCGCGTCACGCGGTCGATCTGCCCGTCCGAGACGGTGCCGTAGTCGGTGGTCTTGCGCAGGCCCAGCATGACGCGGTTGCGGAAGCGCAGCTCGGCCGCGGTGCGGGATGCCCCCGGCGCCTCGGCCTGGAAGTTTTCCACCCAGACCTGCACGACCTCGTCGATGAGCTCGTTCGCCCAGGTGCCCTTCTGGCCGCCGACGAAGCGCTCGAGCGCGGTCTCCACGAACGGGCGCAGCGCGTCGTCTGCGACCGTCAGCCGCTCACGACGCTCGGCGGCGAACTCCTCAGGGAGCATCGGCCCGATCCAATGCAGCGGCCAGGTGCATCCTCAGCAGGGTGCGGTCGTGCGGCTTGCGCAGACCGAGCAGCGTCGCGGCGTACTGGTCGAGCGTCTGCACCAGGCGGACAGGGTCGACGTTGAGCTCCGGCGCGATCGGACATGTCCAGGCGTCGTCGAGCAGCGTCGAGATCTCCGTCGACGAGAGCTCGGGCATCCGCAGGTAGAGCTCGTGGGCCGGCACGTCGATGTCCTTGACCTTCGGGCCGAGCCGGGTCTTGAGCCGGTTGCCGGCACGCTGCAGCGCCCAGTGCACCATGACCTCGGATGCCGCGACGACGTCGGCCGAGACGCTCGCCTCCTCGGGCGGCAGCCCCTCGTCGGGGTGCTCGAGCAGGCTCGGGTTGGGCCGGGCCTCGTTCGGCTCGTCGGACTCGGGCGCCGCGACGATCGCGATGCCGAGCAGGCGCAGCGCCTCGACGACCATCTCGGGCGTCGCGGATCCAGACGCCACCTTGCGGATCAGCCACTCGCGACGCTCGGCGTCGTCCGGGGCATCCGTCTCGTCGAAGCCGTTCTCGCGGCGCATCGTCGAGGCCGAGACCTCGCCGTGCTCGAAGAGCTCGATGGACTCCTTCGACCGGTTCGGCCGCATCCGCAGCTGCGAGGTGTCGGCCTTGATCGAGAACGCCATCGCCTCCTCGCGGCTCATGCCCTCCGCCTCGAGCACGGGACGCAGGTAGCCCTGCGTCAGCGCTGAGGTGATGGCCTTGAGCAGCGGCTCGGAGTGGCTCTTGATCGACGCCTCGTCGATCTGCCAGGCGCCCCAGTGGTTCACGTCGGCGGTGCCGGTGAGGACCTCGGGCGGCATGTCCATCCCGAGCGCGAGCCGGCCGATGGCCTCCTTGCGGAGCTCGATCGCCTGCTCGTCGAGCTCGGACCAGAACTTGAGGTGCTGGACCTTCTCGAGGTACTCGCCTGCGATCTGCAGCACGATCGGCACGTACGCACTCGCGTCAGCGCGGTCGCCGATCGCGCGGCTCATCACGTCGATCAGCATGTTGACGAAGCCCTGCGCGCCGTCCGTCGTGGTGCCGGCTGTGGGCGGGGCGTCGGGATCCGCTGCCGGCAGCGACGTCGGCATCTGCGGGAAGGTCATCTCGCTCGGCACGAGCAGGAGGCCGGCGCCGGCGAGGCGGGAATCGAGCTGCGCGGCGACGTGCTGGGTGAGCTTCTCGAGCTCGGCCAGGATCGGGAGCACTGCGCGGGTCGGGCTGTTCGCCTTCCACGGCTTGCGGGGGTGTGCGCGCCACAGCCGCATGACGAGGGATCCGCCGTCGGTGATCTCGAGGCCCATGCCCTTCACGCCGAAGTTGCCGGATCCGTCCCGCTTGATCTCGGTCGACGCAATGACGAACCACTCGTCCTCGTCCTGCTGGTCGACGCCGATGACGTACGCCTCGCCGGCCACCGTGTAGTGGATGCCGAGCGAGCGGAGCATCTCGGCCTGACCATCCTCGCCGCCGAACAGGGACGCCATCACGTCGACGGCCAGCTGGTTGTCGGTGGCGTCACCGTTCTCGACGACGTGCAGCGTCGCGCGCGAGAGGAGGTTGCCCACCCAGTCGACCGCGTAGCGATACTCGCCGATGGTGTCGTAGAAGTCCCAGCCGGTGTCCTGCCACTCTTCGCCGGTGGAGGTGGTCGACGTGACCGGGATGCCCTTCCGCGCCTTGCCGATGGTGAAGTTCTTCGCCGCGGCGTAGACTGCGACATTCTCCGGCCGAGACAGGGTCTCCGCGCGGAACCCCGCCGGCGACGACTTCGGCATGGTGCCCCCTCATCATGGGCTCGCGCGCAAGAGCCCCTCTGAGGCGACATCGTACAGCGCGCCCCGCTCAGACGCACGACACCCGCACCGGCCGGGGTGCGGGTGTCGCGGGATCAGACTACTCGTCACGACCCTGGTCGAAGTGCACGTACTGGCTCACGAGGTAGGAGCCGGCCATCCAGATGTAGAAGATCCACCAGGCGTACGCGATCGGCAGCCACAGCGGCGTGAGCAGGAACGTGAGGATCGCGACGAGGAACATCCACGGGCCCATGCACCAGTGACACTCGACGAGCGTGTCCCAGCCGCCGCGCGCGTGATCGAGGTACCAGACCCGGAACGCCACGATCGGCGGGAACGTGTCGTGCACGATCAGCCGGGTGAGGCGGGCGGCGCCCAGGATCGCGACGACGACGGCCAGCGCGATCTGCCACCACTCGAGCTCGAGGATCATGCCTCCACCTTCTTCCGGTCCTGCGACCACTTGAACCAGTTGAGCCCGTAGACCCAGCCGTACGCGAGGGCACTCGCGATGAATCCCCACTGCTGCGTCACGATCGCGAACACCATCCAGAGCACCTGGGCGAACACGCCCACTGCCCAGCCCCAGAGATTCTTGCGGCCGGCGAGGTAGATCCCGAGGATCCCCACACCGGCAAGCACGACAGACCAGATCCACATCATCGGTGCTCCTTCCCGGCGTAGGCGTAGAGCTCGTAGCCGGTCTTCGTCAGCCGGCGGGTCCGGCGGTATACGTGGGTGTCCATGCCGACCGAGCTCGAGATGTCGCTGGCGTCGAGCGTGTGCACGGGCATGCCGATGCGCGGCGTGTAGACGCGGATCGCCTCGGCGTTGTCGGACTGGACGTCCTGCCGGCGCCCGTCGACGGGACCTCCGGCGCAGAATTCGACATGTAGCACGCTCATCGGTAGCTCCCGGGTCTCGCGATCTGTAGGGCGGCCTTGGCCGAGCGCTTCGAGCCCGGCAGCATGGTCTTCGGCGGGCCCATCTGCCCGCGCGGGATGCCCGAGCTCGCGCTGCCGCGCCCGCGTCCCTTCGAGATCTCGTGCTCGGCCCACACCAGCGCGTCGATGCGGTTCGGCGAGGGCCCGATGCCGGGCACCCACGTGGTCTGCTCGTCCTCGAGCGCCTGCAGCTTGCCGCCGCGGGCGTGGTACGCGAGCTCCTGCTCGTACAGCGCCGCGGTCGGTTCCGCGCGCACGCGCTTGCCCTCCGAGGCGCGGGCCTCGACGACGCGGCCGCGGAACTTGGCGTTGCGCAGGTTCGCCTTGACCATGTCGCCGCCGAAGTTGCGCTCCACGACGACGGCATCCGCCGAGTAGGTCTCGTACGCCAGGATCACCTTCGCCGCCCACGCTGCCGGCGAGTAGGTGCCGGTGAAGTCGTCGAGCACGTAGATGTTGTCGCCCTTGATCGCGACCACGATGATGCCGGTCTCGTCAGAGTGCCGCGTCGTCGAGCCGGCGGGGTCCACACCCACCACGATGCGGTCGAACGTGCCGCGCATGACGGCGAGGTCGAAGTACCGGAAGCTGTCGATCGTCCAGAGCGCGCCCTCGACGTCTTCGAGCAGCTCGGCGTTGAGCTCCTGCCGGCCCTTGCGGGTGCCGCGCAGCGGATCGACGACGCGACGGATGTAGCTCTCGTCGAGGTTGTGGATGTTGCGGCTGGTCGGGACCGAGACCATCACGGTCGACGGATCCCGCGATCCGTCCTCGTGGAGCTCGCCCTTCTCCTTGATCCGCTCCTTCGTCCACTTCACCGGCAACGGGCTCGAGGTGAGCAGCGTCTTGGCGCCGCCCGGGTAGCCCTTCTGGCGCAGACCGAGGTTGTAGTTCGACCAGATCTCGTCGATGAGCTCCATGTGGCAGGGCTCGTCGAGCCAGCCGGCACCGTGCTCGGGGCCTCGCAGCTTGTCGGGCTCCTCGGCGGTGTAGCAGAACGCCTGCGCGCCGTTCGCGAAGGTGAAGGTCTTCAGCGCGGGCTTCCAGTCGTAGGTCTCGCCGGCGTCCTTGCACGCGCGGATGAGCCCCGACTCGCCCTCGACCATGGTCTTGCGGGTGTCGTCGAGCGTTCGGCCGACGAGCGCGATGCGACTGACCTTCGGCGTGATCGATCGGACCCAGTGCGAGCCCGAGAGGGTCTTGCCGGTGCCGCGGCCGCACATCATGAACCAGGTATCCCAGTCGAAGCCGAGCGGCGGGTACTGATAGTCCTGCGCGTGCGGGTATTCGGCGCCCTCGTGGGGCGTGCCGTCGCAATTCCGGCCCAGCTGGCAGTACCAGACCCGGCGCGAGTGCGAAATGCGCGCCTGCACGCGCTTGAGGACCTCGGCCTTGGCCTGCTTCGACAGATTGGCGCGCTCGAGGTCGATTCCGGCGGCCGTGATCGGGTTGAAGCTCACCTCAGGTCCTCGATCTCCCAGGGTCCGCCCATCTTCCCCTCCGGATCGGGCACGACGATGCGTGATCCGGGTGGAGAGAAGCGCGGATCGTGCACGAGCACGTCCTCGAGGGGGCGATTCAGGTCGTGGGCGATGAAGGCGAGCATCGCACGGCGGATATAGCCGGTCGGCGAGATCTGCCGGCGCCGGCACGCCTCCATGAGCAGCGGCATGATGCCCACGGTGACCTCCATGGTGAGCCGGGAGACCGCCTTGGTCCGCCGCACCCGCACTTCCGAGGTCCGCGCCACGTTGCCGACGACGCGATCACGCCATCCGAAGCCGCCACTGCTCATCGGTCCATCTCCCCGTCGACGATCTCGGCATCCTCCACGTTCGGGATCTGGTCCAGCGACAGGATGTCGAACTCGGCCGGCTCGCTGTGGCCGCGCGAGCGGAGCACCTCGGTGACGAGGGCCTCGTACTCCTGGTCCGTGGGCGTGATCTCCACGCGGGTCGGCGCCTTGGCGCCCGAGATCGTGGCGTGCAGGGCGAGATCCTGCCCGGCCTGCTGGTGCCAGCGCAGCCGGTCCTCGTTCGGGATGAGCTCGTCGGGGTTCTCGGCGTCGACGAAGAACTCCGCGGCCGCCATCGCCATCGATCGGCGGAGCAGCTGCTCAGCGCGTGCGATCTCGAGCTGCCGAGTCGTCTCCCAGTCCTCGCGCGGGTGCGTCTTCGCCAGCGCGCGGACGCAGCGCTGGTAGGCATCCGTCGCGCTCGGCAGACTGAGGATCCGTGCGATCTCCTCGAACGGCACATTATCCACGCGCATGTTGACGATCGCCTCGTCCAGGCGGGTGATCCCGCCGCGCATGTCCATCATCTCGTCGGGGTTGTACCTCGGCGGCTCCGGCAGCACGGGGATCGCGGCGCGGCGCTTCGCCTTGTCCCCGGTCTTCTTCGACGCCGGCTTCTCGGGACGCTCGAACTGCATGTAGTCCGCGTCGTCGTCGTCTCGCGCGTAGCTCATGCGGATATCCTCCCAGGGCACTGCACGTCGGTGTGCATCTGGCGCATCGTCTTGCCGGCGAGCGGGTCAGCGGGGTTGTGCTCAGGGCACGAGCCCGGCGCCGAGCCGTCCGGCACCGCGAGGCCACATTCCGCCTGCGCGCACGGACAGGCGTCCTCGACGGCGTGCCCGGTCCACGCCCGGCCCATGTGCAGCCTCATCGCTTGCCTGCCATCGCCCACTCGAGCGTGATGCGGAGGATCGACCCGAACAGCACGATCGACAGCGCACAGAGCCAGATCAGCCCGCTCGTCGCGAGCGCCGCCGGCCAGCCGGTGATGAACTGGTCGCCGAACTGCAGCCCGATCACGGCCGACACCCAGGAGTAGGCGACCGTCACCGCGATCGCGGCGAGCACACCGAGCAGCCACAGCCGGGATGCCCGGGTCACTGCCCTCGCCCCCTCTTGCCGAAGAGGCGCTGGCGCACCCACTCCGAGCGGGTGGCGAGACCGCGGTCGCGGTCCAGCCGCTCAAGCTCGGCCTCGCTCACGCGCACGCGCAGGAAGTGAAAGCGGTCCTTGCCCGATCCGACGGGCCTACCCTTCGGCATTGGTGTCTCCAGTGCTGGTGTGGTCGCGGCGGGTGATGCCGATGGTGCTCATGTGGTGAACGTAGTCGGTGGCCTTCGGGTGCATCTCGCGGATGTGGGCGGCGAGCGCGGCCTGCGCCTCCTCGGGCCAGACGTACCGCTCCCAGATCTCGGTGCCCTCGGATTCGCACAGGTGGATGACGCGCATGGCGTGGTGCTCGCGCATCACGCCGCGCGAGACGTGCTCATACCAGACGGCGCTCTCGCTCGCGCGTGGCCGCAGCTGTGTCATGAGCGAGCGCAGCGTCGGCAGGTGCTTCCCGTACACTTCCGGCGCGTGCCGCTCGAGCATCTCGATCGACGCCTGGATCGCGTCGCGCAGGGCGTACGGGTCGGCGTTGTCGTCGATGATCGCGCGACTCATAGCCGGCCTCCTGCCGAGTGGTGGGAAAGGATGATGTCGTCGGCGACCACCATCCGCAGCGCGAGCCGTGCGCACGAGCTCGACCGCACGTCGGGGTGGAGGGTGTCCATCAGCGGATCCTTCGCGAGCACGTCCGCGATCGCCCGGACGCGCCGGTGGTAGGCCGGGTCCATGTCGTAGCGCTCGAGGGCGGCTTCGACGCGCGCCTCGAAGATCGTGTCGAGCTCGGCTGCCGCCTGTGCGAGCTCGTGGAGGGCTTCGGCGTCGGTCGTCATGATCCGACCTCCGTGATCGGGTGGCGCATCTGCTCCACGAGCTGCTCGGTCAGCTGCTCGGCGAAGTCGCGGACCTCGCGGGGATCTTGCCCGGTCGCGATCTCGTTCGGGATGAACAGCACCCCGCCGGCACCGGCGTCGACGGTCTTCACCTGGTCGATGAGTTCCGCCGGCGCCGTGACGATGACGGGCAGATGGGTCTTCGCGGTCGCGAGGGTCGCGTGCACCTGCGCCCTGCGGATCAGCCGGTCCACGCGATCCTCGGGGACGTTGTCGATGTACGCCCGCTGCGCTGCCTCGAGCAAGCCCTCAGCCTTGGCGTAGTGCTCGAAGGGACTCATCAGCATCCACCCCCGCAGGTGTGCTGCGGCTTGATCGCCTCGAACGAGGCGTCGCCCTGCTCGGTCTCGATCTCGTCCGCGTCGTACTCGGCCTCGAGCACCTCGGCCACGAGGTCATCGAAGTCCGCCTCCTCGAGAGTGCTGTTGCTCACGA